AACAATCAAGGCTTTTGCAGATAAAGGCTTCCAGATGTACAACATTACAGCTGGTGGCCAGTCAGCTGGAAAGCAAGTAACAGGGCAATATAAACCGCCCAAGACATACAGACAGGGACTTCAGCAAGGAAAGAAAACACTTGCAAGAGAGTTGACGCACATTATTGATACTCACTTAAACGTATCAATCAGACCAGAAAAAGCAAATAACAAAGTATCTATTAAGGCGTTGGAAAAATTCAACGACTTACTCAATGAAGAAAACTATCACTGATTCTAACACACCAGTAGTTCTACTGGCTAAATTCCAAAGATAAAAAATAAAAAATGAAAGGAGCTTGCCTTCAGCTGACGTAAGGGTGCACCGGGCTTCTTTTAAAAATGAATTATGAAGATTTTTTAAAGAGCAAACGATTTGTTCTTGAAAGCAGTGGGTTTGATATTGATAAATCGGAATTAAATCCAATGTTGTATGAATTTCAAAAAGACATTGTGAGATGGGCTTTAAAGAAAGGAAAAGCCTGCATATTTGCTGATTGCGGTTTAGGAAAAACACCAATGCAACTTTCGTGGGCACATCAAGTTTGCACACACGCTGGTGGAATGGTTCTTATTCTTGCACCGTTGGCTGTGGCGGATCAAACGAAGCGTGAAGCTGAAAAATTTGGTTATACTGCAAAAGTTGTGGAAAGCCAATCTGAATGTATCAGCGGTATTAATATTACCAATTATGAAAAAATGGATAAATTTGTTGCAAATGAATTTGTGGGAGTTGTACTTGACGAAAGTAGTATTCTTAAATCTTATTCTGGAAAAGTCAGAACAGCAATTATTCAGAATTTTCATTCAGTTCCTTATAAGTTGGCTTGTACTGCAACACCAGCCCCCAATGACTATATGGAAATAGGAAATCACAGCGAATTTTGCGGCGTTATGACACGGTCGGAAATGTTATCAATGTTCTTTGTGCATGACGGTGGACAAACATCTAAATGGAGATTAAAGGGGCATGCAACAGATGTATTCTGGCAATGGCTGGCAACATTCAGTGTATTTGTAGATAACCCAGCAAATATCGGGTATCAAGTATCTGGCTACGATCTTCCGAAACTTAACATTAACGAAATTATTGTAGACGGAAATGAGCCGATAAAAGAATCATTAACACTTACAGAACGAAGAGAAGCCAGAAAGGAAAGTCTTGAACTTAGATGTAAAAAAGCTGCGAAACTTGTAAATAGTTCAAATGAGAAATGGCTTGTATGGTGTGATTTAAATGACGAATCAGCAAGATTAAGCGAACTGATATCTGAATCCGTGGAAGTAAAAGGCTCTGATAAATCAGAATATAAAAGCAACTCTATGCTGGCGTTTTCTGATGGAACGGTCAAATGCCTTATCACAAAGCCCAAAATTGCAGGGTTCGGCATGAACTGGCAGAATTGCCACAATATGATATTTACTGGACTTTCAGATAGCTATGAGCAGTATTACCAAGCAGTCAGACGGTGTTGGCGGTTCGGGCAAGAGAAGCCTGTGAATGTTTACATTATTATTTCCGCGAAGGAAGGCTGCGTAAAGGAAAATATTGAAAGGAAGCAATGTGATTTCCAGAAAATGCAGTCTGAAATGACAGAATTAACAAAGGAAATAACAAAAAAAGAGCTTAAAAGCACTTGCCGTATAAGTACGCCTTATGAGCCAACAAAAGAAATGAAATTGCCAGATTGGGAGGAATTTACAGCATGAATGTTTTAGACCAGGTTGTTAAAGAAAAATACGCAATATACAACGGCGATTCTTGCGAAATCACAAAAGAAATCCCGGACGAAAGTATTCATTATACAGTATTTTCACCACCATTTTCTAGCTTGTATACATACAGTAACAGTGACCGGGATATGGGGAATAGTAAGGGAGATGATGAATTTTACAACCATTTTATCTATCTGGCAAAAGAACTGTATCGAATAACAATGCCCGGAAGATTACTTAGTTTTCATTGTATGGACTTGCCGCTTATGAAAGAGCGTGACGGCGTGATTGGCTTGAAAGACTTTCCAGCAATCATGCGACAGATTTTTGAAGATTGCGGATTTATTTACCATAGTAAGGTTACCATCTGGAAAAATCCAGTAACTGAAATGCAAAGAACAAAAGCATTGGGACTGCTGCATAAGCAGATTAGAAAAGATAGTGCAATGAACAGGCAGGGAATCCCGGATTATATTGTCACAATGAGAAAGCCAGGAGAAAATCCAGAACGAATTTCGCATACACACGAGACTTTTCCTGTTGATGTGTGGCAAAACTACGCAAGTCCAGTATGGATGGACATTAGGCAGAGCGATACATTACAGAAAAAATCTGCACGAGAAGATAAGGACGAACGTCATATTTGCCCTTTGCAGCTGGAAGTTATTCAGCGCTGCATTGAATTATGGAGCAATCCAGGAGATATAATTTTTGACCCATTCGGTGGTATCGGTTCCACCCCATTTGTGTCTTTAACACTTGGAAGAAGAGCAATCTCATGTGAACTTAAAGAAAGCTATTTTAAACAAATGAAAGCAAATGTAGAAGAAGCACTGAATGGAAATGTAATGGATTGCCCGGTAGGACAAATGAGTATTGAGGATTTTTTATCGTAAAACAATGTTATCAGCAAATATCAATCTTTGATTATTTAAAAGGAGAGTGATTACATGGCAGAGAATACCAATGAATGTGTTATTGAGTGGATTCCCGGAAGAGATTATGTAGGGCTTACTGCCAAGAATGGAAGTGCCTGGAAGAACAGATGCGAGGAATTAGAAAAGGAATTTCCAGAAGATGTGAAAATTATTGCCAGAAATAACGATGGATCTATTTTCGCCCACTTGCCTTATTCCTACATTAAAATCAATCCACCAAGAAAATATTCCGACGAAACGAAAAAGAAAGCTGCGGAAAGATTAAATAAAATGCGTGAAGAGAAAAGTAATACTGCGGCAGAATAGCCGTTTTGCGTATGAATTACCGTCAGAGAAAATATAATGAGGGACAATCTGCCAGAAACGATATTTACAGATTTCTGGTGGAGTATTTTGAGAAACACGGATATATGCCTTCTTACGAAGAAATCATGGATGGGACAGACCTCACAAAATGCACTGTCCAGAGACATATGCGGCAATTGGAGATGGATTCTCTGATTGCCACAGAACATCCGGGAATATCGAGAGCATACCGTTTGACGGAATACAGATACGAAAGGGAAAAATATGGGAAGCAAATTAAAGATGAAAGCACCAAAGAAAAATAGGGTGCTGGCTTGTGACAATCAAATGTCACAGGCATTCGCCAGAGCCATGCAGAACTCACGTAAAGAGTTGGAAATCATGCAAGATCAAGCCTATAACGATGGATTCAATACTGGTGATGACTGGGCGAATACGATCAATTCCGTAACTATGATGTTGGCATTAAGAAAACTGCATGGATTTTCAACCAAAAGGCTTTTAGACGTAATCAATTGTGCAAATGAGTTTGTGGGACAAGCGAACCGTGGCGAAAGAAGCTTTATGAGCATGATTGAGGAATTGGAATCTGAAACAGATGTAAGAATCCCAGATTTGAATAAAGAATTGGTCAGAAGATTTGGAGTGTAAATATTATGGATTTAGAACAAAAAGCAATTGAAAGAATCCAGCTTGCGTCTGATCTCTCGTTGAAACATTATAACAAACCACTTGTATGTGAGTATTCCGGCGGAAAGGATTCAGATGTGCTTCTTGAACTATTCAGAATGTCTGGAATCCCGTTTGAAGTACATAACTCACATACCACTGTTGATGCACCGCAGACAGTAAGGCATATCAAGAATACGTTTTCTGAATTGACGGACAAAGGCATCAAATGCGAGATTGATTATCATGTGCAGGAAAACGGCAACCGTCTTACAATGTGGAATCTTATTCCAAGAAAACTAATGCCACCTACCAGAATTGTTCGGTATTGCTGTTCAGAACTGAAAGAAGGTGGGAATCCTAACAGAATGATTGCAACAGGCGTTAGATGGTCTGAAAGTAGCAAGAGAAGTAATAGAAGCCCATTTGAAGTATTAGGACAGACAGCAAGCAAAAGTATCGGCGTTTCTGATGAGAAAATGCTTATAACCGATAATGATTGTACTAGAAGATTATTTGAAAATTGCCAGATGAAAGCAAAGACAGTAGTTAATCCAATTATTGACTGGACAGATCAAAATATCTGGCAGTTCATTGGTGAAAAAGATATTCAGGTATGTGAGCTGTACCAATGCGGATATAATAGGTTAGGTTTCTTAGGCTGTCCGCTTGCATCGAAGAAGCAGAGGGAAAAGGAAATGTATGATTTCCCAAAATACAAGCAAGCCTATATACGTGCTTTTGACAGAATGATTGAGGAACGCCGGAGACGTGGAAAAGATACGAAGTGGAGTTGCGGCGAAGAAGTTTATCTATGGTGGATGCAAGATAACAACGTAGTTGGTCAGATGGAATTATCTGATTTTATTGAGTATTAAAATCATGTACCAACTGCACAATAGCGTGCCAGTTGCTTACATGGGGAAAGTGAGGATGAAAATGAGTGAAATTAAATTCAACGACGGAATGCCAGTAAGAGAAAGGCGTTCCAGCACAAGCATTTATCCAGAAGAATTGATGGATAAAAAATGCGGTGGCTGCATGAGATGTCAGTCAAGAAAAAGGAAGGGCGAAACAGGCTATCATTGCACGACACAGCCGTACACCAAAGACATTTCACCAGAAGACAAAGCCTGTGTCATTTACTGGGACAAAGAAGAGGAAGAGAAGTACAAGGCTTTAATAGAGCAAGACGGAGAAAACCGCAGAAAAGAACTCTGGAACATCTATTCAAAGCGAGAACCAATCAAACTCCCTATCATAAATGATGGTTACGGAATAATTCCAGAATGTCCTATTTGTGGAGAAATGCCATATAGCACTAAGCAGTGCCACTGGTGCGGTCAGAGATTCATTCAAGATAAAGAAGTAGAAGAATACGAAAAGGCGCTGACGAAAGAGGTAACTTGCTTTTCATGCGGTAGAAAGGTAACAGCGAACGTAAGCAAATATAACGGACATATTAGTTATCATTGTCAGTGCGGAACGAGTTTTATCGAATAAGGAGGACACAAAATGTTAATCAGAAGCCAGAACAGCGAAATATTGATTAATTTTAATACTTTGGCAGGAATTGAAATTGCGGAAGGACCTATAAAAATAATTATAACATCATACATCACCGGATGCAGTTATCTGCTCGGAGAATATTCCACCAAAGCAAAAGCCATGAAAGTACTGGATATGATCCAGGAAGCATACGGAGATTCGGAATACACAAAATATGTAATTCCAGAAGTATGTAGGATATTAAGCATGAAGCCAAAAACGGAAGAGAACAAAGCACATGCTGGAGAACTTGGAGAAATGCTCAAAAAAGGAATGACATTCCAGATGCCAGAGGATAGTGAGGTGGAAGCATGAGCAGAGTACGAACCAGATTAGAACAATACAAAGCTGAGATAGAAAAGAAATCGCAGTATAAGCATGGGCTTCCAGGGAGTGCGCTGGATATTGTGAATACTCTTCTGAATGATCTGGAACAGGACGAGAAAGAAAACGGTTGGATTCCGGTAAAATATCATCAGATATCAGAAAAAGAACGTGCAGAAGAATCCATTTCAAAAAATATACAGTATATGCTTGACTGCAAAATGCCAGATGATGGACAAGAAATATTGGTTACTAATGGAGAAACAACATGGCAGGATACAAGCTTTATTGATTGTGACGGATATTATCTTGATAGCAATTATGATTGGATTGATATTACGGCATGGCAGCCGCTTCTAGAACCATATAAGGAGGACTAAGAAATGCGGTTAATTGACGCAGATAAACTAAAAAAAGACATACTGCTTCAAAATATCTTAGGAGAACCAATACAGAAGATTATAGACAGATATATACATATTGTGGACAAGCAACCGACAGCTTTTGATGTGGACAAGGTTATCAATGAATTAAAAAGAGATAAATTTATCGAATCAGAATGCGTATTATCTGACATACATCAAGGATATAATGCTGGGCTGAGCAGGGCGATAGAAATTGTGAAAGGCGGTGGAGTAGATGGCAACTAAACCGATTTTATTCAACACCCAAATGGTTCGAGCAATTCTGGACGGAAGAAAAAGCTGTACCAGAAGAATTGTAAAACCGCAATGGGAAGAGTGCCCGAATTGCAAATATGTTCACAACGAATACATATATGATAACCTGGCAGAGAACGTATACTGTGCAAGATGTGGTTATCCGTTGGAGCCGGAAAGAAGATCGCCATATCAGCCGGAAGATATCCTGTATGTTCGTGAGACTTGGCACAGATATACAAAGCGGGTTGGAAAAGGTGAAGGGTGCCATCTGGAAGAACACTATGGATATAAGGCTAGCATTGCAAATTCTGAAGACGCAGAAGAGCCGTGGAAACCATCAATCCACATGCCGAAAAAAGCTGCTCGTATCTGGCTGAAGGTTACGAATGTGAGCGTGGAGCGGTTACAGAATATCACAGAAGATGGCGCAAAAGCAGAGGGAGAAAATTGGAAGAATGGAAAAAACGTTGGTTGGGAAGAAAAAATGTGGCGTACAGCGATAGAAAGATTCGCTAAAATTTGGGATTCCACCATTAAGAAATCAGACCTTGATCGCTACGGCTGGAATGCGAACCCGTGGGTCTGGGTGATCGAGTTTGAGCGGTGCGAAAAACCGAAGGAGGTGTGATATGAGAGAAATTCTTTTCAAGGCAAAGAGCGTTTATGATGGAAAATGGGTTGAGGGATATTACCTAAGAGATCAATATCACATAGGGGGGAAGGACATTATTTTTTATCGGAAGGATTCAGATCTGTTTACAGTATATACCAATATAATTGATATAGAAACCCTCTGTCAGTTCACGGGGCTTTGCGATAAGAATGGGAATAAAATTTGGGAGAACGATATTGTTAATCATAACGGAGAATATGCCCCGGTAAAATTTGGAATGTATTGTTCGAGCTTTGATTACGGAAGCTATAATTTTGGATTTTATATTGACTTTCCAGAAGAGACATTTTACCGAAAAGAACTGGGTTATTGGTGCAGAAAGGTTGAATCTGCCGGCAACATTTTTGACAATAAAGAATTATTACAGGAGGAATCATGAGTAAATCAGTATTAGTGATTGATACGCCAGAGAACTGTATACGTTGTCCGCTATTAAACGATGCAGATGAATGCACAGTACAAGATGATAATGCAAATTTCAATGCTGGTTATTCGTGGGACGAGTTAATGAAAGGATGTCCATTGAAGCCATTGCCGGAGAAAATGATAATCCCAAGAGGGGCGAGAAATACGGACAGCTTAGAATATGCATTTGGTTATAATACTTGTATCAATGAGATTACAGGAGGTGAAGTAGATGGAGAGATTGACACTTGAAGGAACTATTTGTCGTGTAAAAAGAGTGGCGAAAAACCAAAGATGGAACAGTAAATATACAAAAGTATCACCAATGAATGAAGAACTCAATAAACAACATGAGGCAGATTATATTAAAGATGCAGAAGAACATGAACGGATCGCAGAGTGGCTTGAAGAATTAAAGTCTTACAAAGATATTGGCACTTTAGAGGAATTAAAGGAACTTAAAGAAAACGGTGCATTTACTGGATTAGAGCTTGCTAAATTAGCGATAATGCAGAAAGAGTTGAAGAAATACAAAGACTTAGAAGAACAGGGCTTGCTTGTGAGATTGCCGTGTAAGGTTGGAGACACGGTTTATAGAGTGAATGCCGGAGCCAAGCAGCCGATTATTCCGATGACTGTTTCAGAAATTCATTTTCTCTGTTACAAAAATGAACGTGCTGTAAGGTTTGACGCAATAGGTAAAGAAGATATGGGAGAAAGTTGCTACCGTTTAGAAGATATTGGAAGAATAGTATTTCTCACCCACGAGGAAGTGAAGAAGAAGTTAGAGGAGATGAAAACTAATGGCTAACAAAATGGAAAAAGCAAGTATTCCTGTTGAAGATGAAAAGGAAATTGTAACGGAATTAGAACAGATTTTTAGAATTGTAGATGACAAGCCGTATTTTGAATTAAAATATAAGAAAGTTGGCGAGGATTATTACCACGTAGGATATAGCTCATTTGATTTCCATAATGTTCTGAAATGGAAAGAAGAATATTTTGAATTGGTAAAGGAGAATTATAAAGAAACAATCAAAAAATTAAGATACCCAGAACTTCCAGGCGGATTAGTTATGGTTGATTTAGAAACTAGACAAGACGCTATTAAGGCGATTGAAAAGCAGATTCCGAAGCAAGTAGACAACTTAAGTGAAATGTACATGGACTTTGGAGAACGTAAAAAAATAAAAGTTGATGCTTATGGTGATTGTCCGAGCTGTAAACAAAACGTAGACATTGTTAGTAAATACTGTACCAGATGCGGCCAGAAATTAGATTGGAGCAAAGAAAATGAAATATAACATTGACGAAAGCGTTATTGCTAGAAGCGTTGACCATTACGGAGAAGAAATTCAGTCAACGGTCTGCATGGAAGAATGTGCAGAGCTTATCCAGGCAATCAGTAAGGCAAAGCGTGGAAAAATCAACCGTGATAACATGATAGAAGAAATTGCAGATGTGTTGATTTGTATCGAAATGTTAAAGCAAATGTACATGATTTCCGATGATAAAATTAATAAGTGGATTGAAAAGAAACAGGCGAGAGAAGCAGAAAGGATGGAAAAGAATGAATAAGAAAGAAATCGCAGAAATTAAGAAGCAGTTTACTCCAGCCAATTGTGCAATCACACGCATTTGCGGTTGTTATGTGGATGCAGAAAAGAACAAGAAAACAAAAATTAAAGAAGCATTCCTGTCTCTTCCAGAGGAAGAAATGTTTAAGTATTTTGACATTTTCAAGAAAACCATGTCTGGCAGACTTGGAAAAAATCTTATGAACCTTGATTTTCCATTATCACAGGAAAAATGGGGTGGAACACAGGAATTTCTTATGCGGATCAGAGCAAGTAAGCTTAAAAATGATGAGCTTTTGGACGAGTTTTATGACAAAGTGATTGAAAATTACGATTATCACGAAAATTACTACATAATTCTCATTCATGCAGTATATGACATTCCCGGAAAAGCTTCTGATGAAACTGAAATGCACGATGCTTCAGAAGAAATCTATGAACACATTCTGTGCAGCATTTGCCCGGTGAATCTTTCAAAGGCAGGTCTTAGCTATGATGTGGCTGAAAATAACATCAAAGACCGCATTCGTGATTGGGTAGTCTCAAGACCAGAAACAGGATTCTTATTCCCGGTATTTAATGACAGAAGCACTGATATTCATGGAACCTTGTATTTTAACAAAAACATAAAGAATATTCATCCAGACTTTATCGAAAACGTTCTTGGCACATCAATTCCACGTATACCTGGCAATGAGATCAATGTCTTTTCAGATTTTATTATGGATAATTTCGAAGGATGCACAACATTTAATTTCACTGAAAGCCTGGTTGAATCTTTACAGGAAGTAAGAGAACAGAAGAAAGACAGCCCAGAGATGATAACTGTATCATGTGATGAAATGGAACAGATTTTTGGATATTGCGGAGTTCCAGACGAGAAGTTATCGGATTTCAAGGAAAACTGGGAAATGTATTTCAGCAATGAGCCTGTCGCCCTTGACAATATCCATAATTCAAAAACTGCAAAAATTTTAACATCAGATGCAACAATCTGCATTCAGCCGGATAAAATTTCTCTGATTGAATTGAAAGAAATAAACGGCGTTCCATCTCTTGTGGTTCCGGTAAATGGAGAACTGAAAATCAATGGAATTGAAGTTGAATTGAGATAAACACTTTTGAAAAAGCCAGGAATTGGAGAAAGGAATTTCAAAATTGGCAAATAAAAGAATGTTCACAATGAAAATTATTGATACAGATGCTTTTCTTGATATGCCGTTATCAACACAATGTCTTTATTTTCATCTAAACATGAGAGCGGACGATGATGGATTTATTGGAAACCCAAAGAGGATTGAAAAAATAATAGGAGCGAATGATGATGATTTGAAACTTCTAATTGCCAAGAGATTTGTTATCTTGTTTGATGATGGCGTGATCGTTATTAAACATTGGAGAATGCACAACACCCTGTCCAGAGACAGATATATAGAAACTTCATACACTGATGAAAAAAAGAAACTGCTATTGAAAGATAACGGAAGTTACTCACTGACAAATGGAAATTCTATTGATGATACCAAACTAATAGAGCGTTCAAACAGGCAGACGCAGAAAAGACGCAAAATAGACGAACGAAAGACGCACTCAGATAAAGATATAGGTTTAGATAAAGATTTAGAATTAGATTTAGATACAGAATTAGATAAAGATAAAGAAAAAGATATAAATGATTTAATAGTATCTAAAGATACTATTCGTCAGACTGACGTCCAACGAATCATTGATGAATGGAATACTCTGGAAGAATTTGGTATTAACCCTGTAAAAAGAATGACATCAAAACGAGAACAAGCAATGAAAGCCAGAATCCGTCAGAACCATATGGACGATATCTTAGAAGCCATTGAAAACATTCGCCATAGCAGCTTCTTACAAGGCCAGAACAAAGAAGGTTGGATGATAACTTTCGATTGGTTCTTAAAGCCCGGTAACTTTGCGAAGGTATTTGAAGGGAACTATCTTGATAAATCCGGTAACAAGCCTCAAAGTTACATGGAGAAAATACAAAACAGGGTAAGCGAGGTGGATAACTGGGTATGACAAGAGAAGAATGGGCGGTACTGGTAAAGGCAATGAAAGCTGTGTACACTTCCCCAGCATTTCTGCCAGATCAATATGCTTTTGATACTTGGTACGGATTACTGAAAGACCTGGATTACAAGCTTTTAAGTTTCGGATTAAAGAAATATATGCAGACGGAATGGAAAGAGCCATCAATAGCCGCATTAAGGCAATGCGCACAAAGCGTTGCACCGCAAAAGGAAGAGCTGAATGAAACAGAAGCCTGGGAAAAGGTATGCAAAGCTATTCAGAACTCTACATATAACGCAGAAACAGAGTTTGATAAGCTTCCAAAAATCATTCAGAAAGCAGTATCAAGTCCGGCACAACTTAGAGAATGGGCGGTATCTGAAAATGTAGATGGTACATGGTGGAGTGTAGTTCAATCAAATTTTCAAAGGACGTATCGGGCAGAAGTGCAAAGAGAACAAGAACGAAGAAAACTAAGTCCAGACCTTTTAAAAATTATAGATACTGCCAGATTGGGAGGTGCTGAAAATTGCCAGATAGAAAACCATGGAGAGAATTAAAAAGCACTGAAATTATAGTCTTAAAGCGGAGACAATGCTCGAAATGCGACTATTACAGCAAGAGCGAAAATGCATGGAGTACAAATGCAACCTGTGATTATATCTTGATTGAAGAACATAGCAGAGGATGTGATCCAAGGGATTGTGTTAAAAATGGTATCTTCAAGAAGAAAGCGAGAGGAAAGTCAAGAGTAAAGCGAGTGATTTTATGAGGAAGATTAGCGAAATGTATAAGCGGTCTGGCGGTACAGCTTATCAGCATATCTGTTCCGATTGCAGATTCTTCTATGGTGATAAGCATCCGCGGTGTTTACAATACGAACTGGAAATTGATTGGAACCCAGATTATATAGCTTGCAAATTTTACAATCTGGAAGAATCTCAGATTGATGGACAGGTCAATATATTTGATTTGTTGTGAAATATGATAATTGTTTTGACCAAAACGGCTAAAATTAATTTTTATGATATTCGTGAATATTGTTATGGTTAAAACAAAATAAGCGCTTAAAATCAAAAAAAACAGGCTATCAATAGAAAGGAGGAACAGGAACCGCCGGCCGGCAAAAGGAATTCCCGGTTCCTCCTAAATTTTATGGATGAAATATTGAAATATGCTATTGAGAATGGTATTATAAATCCTGCACATGTACTTGAAGAAATACAAATGAAGAAAAATGAAGAAATATTAAAAAAATATAAAATATGGCAGGGAAAAAACAATAATTGGTATACTTATATTTATACAGAAAAAAATTCTAGAAAGCTAGTGAAAAGAAGTAGCCGAAAGGGAATTGAAGATTATATTATTGCTTTCGAGAAAGAAAAAACAGAAAAACCTAAAACATTTATGGATGTTTACGAGCATTGGATAGAAATTCAAAAAGAATTTGTGACGGATAACACTTTGTATAAGTATTCTACAGATAGAACACGTTATTTTGAAAAAAAAGAATTTACGGAAAAAGAAATTGAGAAAATGACAGAAGAAGATATAAAGGTATTCATTGTCAGAACTGTAAAAGATCAAAAACTTTGCAAAAAAGCGTGTAAAACTTTGTTTGGATATATCAAAAACACAATAGATAGTGCAAGGTCACAACATTTATTGAATTATGATCCTATGGAATTTCTTTCACCTAAAATATTTTATAAATACTGCACGGAGATAGAAAAGCCTTCAAGTCATAATACAATATCAGACCATGAACTTAAACTAATTATTAATCGCTGCAAAAAGGATTTTGATGAACAGCCAGAATACATTCCCTCATACGCAGTATATTTTGCAAGTCTCACAGGGATGAGAGTTGGAGAAATTTCGGCTTTAAAATGGGAAGATATAAATGAAAATTATATATCTATTAATAAATCAGAAAAATACAATAGAAATACAAAAGAATACTATATAGGAAAAACAAAAAATCAAATGAACAGATGGTTTCCTATGACTGGCGAAATTCGAAAACTTTTAATGAAATTAAAATCAGCAGAAATCAGCAATGGGTATATTAGTGAATGGTTGTTTTCAAACGAAAATGGAAGGGTTCATGCTCCTGTAATATCGTCATGCTTAAAAAACAAATGCAGGCAGGAAGGAATAGAAGAAAGAGGAATTCATGCATTTAGAAGAACAATAAATTCTAAACTAAGGTGCAATGGAGTATCTGCCACTGTTGCTGCATCGCTACTCGGGCATACCGAAGAAGTTAATGAAAAATATTATACATTTGATGTTAGCTCTTTGGAAGAAAAAAATAAAATTGTGTCAAAAGTGCAAAGGATTGGATGAATAAGAACATAGGTTCTGATTACCTTTTTGGTTACCTTTGATTACCTCAAGTCTGGAAAGCCTTTAAAATCAAGGGTTTACGGATTAAAACGCGAGCCGTGAGGTCGCAGGTTCAAATCCTGTTGCCCCGATTTATGCAGTAAAATCAAGGGTTTGCGGACTTGGTATGAACGAGTGTTCTGATTACCTTTGATTACCTTTTACAAAAAGTACATATGAAAGGGAAAAGTACATGTGCAAAATAATAAAATCGCAGAGATGCGATTATTTTTTTTGCCTTTTTTCTGAAATTGTGTTATGTTCAAGAAAATGGAGGGCGAAATATGCAGATACACACAGCCTATGATGTAATGAAGGAGTTTCTAATAACTGATGCAGACCTTGAAGGCAAGTACGGAATCCCGAAAATTCCAAAGACTTTTATTCATCCAGGGAAAGATACTGTAGACTTTGCGGAGAGCTTCAGCCGAAAGATTAAGAACCACCGGGAACTGGATGTAAACTTCTACGTGGATGATGTACAGTTTCAAAGATTATGGAATCATCCAGACAAGTATATGGAGCATTTAAAATGTTTTCATGCAGTCATTATGCCGGATTTTAGCATATCGGTAGGCAAGAATGGAATGCCACTGGTAATGTGCCTGTGGAATAAATACCGCAATCACGCACTGGCTCACTACATGATCTTGAATGATATTCCAATAATTCCGAACGTAAACATATTACCAGAATACTGTTGGGACTGGTGCTTTGATGGGCTACCAGAGGGAAGTACAGTTGCCTGTTGCACCAATGGAAGAGTAAAGAGCAAGGCGGCACGGTTGGAATTTTGCGTTGGTTTCAAGGAGATGGAACGGAGATTGAAGCCACTGCGAGTTATCATTGTTGGAAGAACCCCGGAAGAATTAGAAACAGACACGAAGATTATAAATTTTGAAACCAGGAATCAGAAGATTAACAAGGAGGGTGTGAATGGGAACAACGACTGATAATTACCAGAGAAAGAAGAAACTTTCCAAGTCCCAAATGAAGAGGACGGAACGTTTAGAGAAATCATCCCACAGAAGATATGGAACACGGAAGAAAGAAGGATTAAATAAATTGTGAATTTTGAATCATTTGAAACTTTACGCTATAGAAATATTTGTGCAAAATTAAAATTTAAGTGGTAACTAGAAAATGCGAGATTTTTTCTGGTTGCCACTTTTTTTCTGGATTTCTTTGATTTTCGGCTTGCAAAATGATGTTGGAATTTAAGAATCATTCACAAGTTAGTTGCAACTATTGAAGCCTTGAACAGTTGCGACTTTTCCGCCGGCACAAACAAACCATGGACAGTACTGGAAGCCGATACCATGCCGATCTGATGAAGTCTTGACGATGCCAGACACCAACGAAGCCAGCCGTAGCCCTGGCAGATCAGAACCAACAGCCAACAGATAATAGATTGTGACATCAAACAGCATATAATGCAGTGATTAAAAATGCAATAATACTCTTACAAAATAAGCCTTAAATAGCTTGTAATGTATTTATCATATATTTTATTGACTACGATTATAAAACGCCTTAAAAAGGCAAATACAGCGTTATACAAGCATATCACAATATAGTCATATAGCCCTAATTGATATATAGCCCGGACAGTTGCGACAGATCACCGGGAGGCCCGGACAAGCTACGCACATAATCGGACAAAATGCACCAATTTACACGGTACACAAATAAAGCATAGCTGCACATAGCTATACAAGGCTATTATACATCTATAGCCACAGACAGTCAATAAAGCATGTAACGCGTTTAAAGGCTCATAAACAGCTTATAATTCAACAGTGGCATAAATCCCCATTAACAGCATAAAAAGCCATTTACGGATAAAATAGTACGTTAATTGATTGACTTATGGTATTAACTTTACAAGGTGCATCTGGCAGAATGCCAAAAAACCGCTTGCACGCCGTGAACGTGCCGCCAGACTGGATACCGGGAAGCGGTGAAAAAATCATTCGTTTATAACAATGTTGAAATCATCATCAATATAACCAATAAATTTTATATTATCCTGGTTATATTCGTTTTTATATGTTTTATATATTCGTACATGCTTAAAATTTCCATTATACCAAACATCTAAGCCCATAGCATGTACTTTTTTATTTGCTTCAAGTTGCTTTCTTACATTTTCCTTAAAAGTTGAATTTTTCATGTTTTATCTTTCTTCCCTTCACCCTGGGAGCCAGGATATAAAAAGACTTGTCATATTATTTAAAAGTCATTTTTGTAACAGCCGGAAGACTGCGAAAAAATTCCCGGTGATCATAATCATCATTAATTTTAAATTGTTGGTCGCTTGTTGGGATGATCGTACCCCCGATAAGCTCCATACAGGAGAGTTGTAAACAGCCCTCTTTTTTCGTTGATCTATGCAAAGCGTACCGCATCACAGACTTTTTACCATCCCGGCGCTTTACCGGGGACATATCCCAATAAGCTAATTTAATAACGCCATCGGAAACAGCAGTAAAAATTTCCGTTGCTTCCTTTTCAGCTTTTCTGTTGATTGTATCAACTATGGAGAAGTCGCCGCTTTTTATGGCGGCGATTGTCTGCGCTTGCGTGGCTTTCTTGATTGTTACCATTTTAAAGCCCTCCATAAGTTTTATTTGTCTTGTAACACTTGTTCCAGAAGTCAACAACGTTTTCAGCTTCTTTTTTCGTGCTGCAAATATTTGCGGAAGTAATACCGGGGATTTGCAAGGAAAAAATAAGGTTGTCAGATTCAGCAACCCGAAGAACAGAAGCAAGGTTTTTATTGTTTGTGCGTGTTGAAATTGCTATATAATGATATTTCATGTTTAAGCCTCCATTTCTTTATGTGCTTCGTCAAAATCTTCTTCGAGATCGTCCAGTACTTCAGAAATTGCGAGCCCTAATAAGTAACAACGGATTGTTACGTCTGCCCATTCTGCGCCCTTTTCAATAACGTTTATGTTATTCTGCCCGAACTCGTCAAGAGCTTCTTCGAGTAGGCCCCAGTTGTGCGCTATGCTTTCTTCTGCCTTGTAAGCATTGCAATAGTAAGAGCCGCTTGCATTGCCTGTTACGCTGTCTTCTATCCAAAGTTCATCATTCAATTTTTCTTCCAGTTCTTCCAGGCTGTCAAAGTCTGTGAAATTAATTTCACTATCAATATAATTTTTAACGTCTTCTTTTACTGCTTCCAGATAATTGTATTTTGTCATTGTTTTTTACCTTCGCCCCTGTTATAATGGGGTTGCCTTTCTTTTTTAGTTTGGTGCTGGCTGTTCGTCTTGGTAGGATGCAGCCAGCTTTTTTATTTTGCCTAGGAACTAGAATTTTTCAATTAATCGGTGCCGGTTCCCTATGTCCTCATTGGCTTGAGTGGTTCGGGCGATTCCGGTTGTTTGTTTCTTTTGTTCCTTTGTTGGTATTATAATAGCATAGTTTAATAATAATGTCAATAGCATAGTTTAATAAAACGTATAATTTTTTATGATATGTATTTTTGCGCTCCATATAATAGGAAGAGAAAAAATAATATGTGAAAACCTACTATATAATTGACGCATAGTTTAATAAATGATATAATCAAAGCAAACAATAACAGGAGGGTTAATAAATGGCATTTAAAGAGAAAGAAAAGGAACTTTCATATATTGCACAATATCAAAAAGACAAGTACGACCGTATAACAGTAATGGCGCCAAAGGGAACCAAGGAAGACGTTAAAAGAGCGGCCGATCTAAAAGGCGTAAAGATGTCTGCGTTCGTTCTGGAGTGCATACAAAAAGAATTAGAAAGAATGAAGAATTAAAGAATAGTTTAATAAAGTACTTGACGCATAGTTTAATAAGCGCTATAATAAAGACAGTTAAAGAAAAACAACCACACAGCCCCAGGAGGGCGGACAGGAGGGAAAATATGAAAATAAATGAAATGCGCGGAAATCAATTCCTTCCGGGAAACTGTATTTACAGACCGGAGAATTACCCGGAGGAATGGCGGGAACGCCTGGAAGCTGGCGAGGCGATCAGCTATGAAGAGGACGGCGAACAGTGCCAAATCTGGCTTGAGATGGAAGAACCGGAAGAAGAATAAAAAAGGAGGGAAAGAACATGGAAATTAAAATCTATTGCAATTACGGAGTACTGGGAGCAGAGAAAAGAAAGAAATACACTTTCGGCGCGCCACATGCTATGGCTGACTGTTGGGATGAAATGACAGTAGAGACACCAGAAGGATGGGAGCCTTTTAAAAACGAGATGGGTAAGTTAATGGTAAAAGCTCCATGGGGCTGGGACTACGAAATCAGCGAAGTTTTACAGGGGGATGAAAAGCCATGTTTTTATGCACTTGATAAGAACATGAATGGACATAGAAAATATTTAAAAATTATAGGGTAATCAAACTTTTAGGAGGATAAAAAAATATGAAAAAAATATATTATCACGAGATTACAATGTCCCAGAGTTACAATGAGGGGACAAAAGAACCGATTTACGAAGTATGCAAAGAACAATTTCAATGTGAATACTCGGAAGAATGGACAGAAGACGACGAAGACCCCATAAAAGATTATGTGGAAAATATGATTGAAAATTCTTCTGACGAGAGTTTCAAAGAAAACGGTTATTCTTGGGATGAAAACGCAGCTATCAATTTCTCAACAGTTACATTTTCGGGAGCAAGCCATATTTTATTTAAGAATGGGGAACCAATAGAATTGTATTATGTGGATTAAAAAAAGAGGTAAATTTATACCTCTTTTTTCGTGTCTAACTAACAATAAACACTTTTCAATTCACACCTAAATAATTTAGGTATATTAAATATAGCATATAAAAATATATTTGTCAATAAAATTAAAGCCCTAGGAAATTAATCCCGGGGCTTTTAAAATGCTTATTTATGGCGGCTATGGACAGAGTACAGACCGCCGCCGAGCCTGTTAATATTTAAATAACACAGATTTTCACAAATTGTCAAGAGAAATATTTTTAAAATACCGCTTGACATTTTTCTAAAACTTCTTTAGGCTATCAGATAACGAGAGCTGACGGAACTCAGGAAGGGCAGAGGCTGAAAGTACACAGAATCGTTAATTAAATAACACGCATAACAAGCCAGATCACGCCGGATAGAAACTCCTGGAAGGTCTGGCTTTTATTATGCAAATCTGCGAAAATGTAGCCGCCCTTATATTATATATAATTATATAATTATTCTCTGCCCTTCCTAGATTCCTAAAGCTGGAGTTTATTAAAAGATATGCTATACAGTACCGTATAATAATATATAAGATATAAATATAAATAAAGATTATAATATAATACCCCAATTATTATTTATTAATTACTAACAAAATAAATGGTTTTATTTTATGCAAAATTAAATTTGACAAGATATTAAAAACTGTGCTAAGGTATCAGCAACAAAGAAAACAGAATATTTTTTTAATTTGAGTTTTAGAGAATGTACCCGAACACCCGGAAGCCTTCCGGGAATAAGCTTTACCCGGTGACATTCTCTTTTTTGTTTACAAATTAACGTTCTAAAGCGAGGTGATAACATGAAAGATAATACAGTAAATGTACAAGACGTAGATATCTATTTAGATAATATTAATATATATGCTGATGAATATATAAATACTGTATTATGTATATCACCAGATAACGAAAACTATAAGAAAGAAGTATCAGATAGCTTTGTAGATATGATTTTTTATATTGCAGATCATATACAAAAGCCAAGTAATGACAATATAGAGCTATTAGATAAAATGTTTAATACTTATGTGAGATTATGCAGTAAATATCATGTATTACCAACATTAGAAGTATTTAGCTTTTTAGTTGGGATTAATCGTACAACGTTTACTGACTGGATGAATGGGGAGTATAGAATAAACTCATCGCATGGTAACACGGCTAAAAAATGGTTTGATATTTGCAAAAACTGTGCAATTAATAGACTGCATAACCAGACCGGAACAAATGCGAATTTGATATTTGTTGCAAAAGCCGCATACGGCATGGCAGAAACTGCACCAGTACAAGCAGCGCAACAGTACGGCGTACCACAGCAGACCGCGCAGCAGATCGCAGAGAAGCACAAAGCCGCTTTGCAGCTTCCAGAGATGGAAAAGCCGGAGTTATAACAGTAAAAATACTATATATTGTGATTGCGAGAAAATGGATTCTATATCTAGCAATACGCAATGTACAAATAGGGTACACCCTAAAAAGACATTTCATAAAACATTGTTTTTTGTGCAATATTACAACGGATTTTGTATAGCATTCCCTTGACTACTGCCGAAGGCCTACGATAAACAGCGACCAGGCAAGGGCAGCGGGTCCCATGGGGCGGAGGGCTGACTTGCCAGCGTCCGCACTGGATGACCGGGAGGGGGTATATATAAAACCCCAGTCAGCGGTAGTTACCACCAAAACCGCCCGAAAAAACAAAAAAGCTCTCCTTAACATGGCAGGGATAGTGATTCGAACACGACAAGCAGTAAGCCTTAACTGTTTCTCTGCCAATACAAAATAAGGCAATACCAAGAAAGGCAGGTATAACGAATGAACGATATGATGATTTTTAGCAATCCAGAATTTGGGAATGTAAGAACCACTGAAATAAACGGGACAATTTATTTTGCGGGAACAGATGTAGCAAAAGCACTTGGTTACTCAAAACCGCAAGATGCAATTTCAAGGCATTGTAGACACTCCGTGAAACATGGAGTAACCGTAACAGTGTCTAATCAATATACTCAGTCTGGAACAAAAGTAGTAGAAATGAGTTTTATTCCAGAAAGTGATTTGTACCGTTTGATTATGAGAAGCCAACTTGAATCAGCAGAAAAATTTGAAGAATGGGTTACAGCAGATGTTCTTCCATCTATCCGTAAAACCGGAAAATACGAGATGGTTCATAAACAGGACTCTTACCAGATTAGTGATCCGATAAAGCGTGCCGAGAGATGGATTGAAGAGCAGCGAGAGAAACAGTTACTTGAACAGAAAGTACAGGAACAGAAACCTAAAGCTGATTATTTCGACAGTCTGATAGATAATAGGCTCCTTACAACTTTTCGAGATGCAGCAAAGGAATTCCATATCCCACCTAAAGCGTTTACTAAGTGGCTTACGGAAAATGGTTATATTTACCGTGATCGGCACAATATTATTAAACCCTATGAACCGTATAGGAAAGCCGGACTTTTCCAGATGAAAGATTTTTCAACACCGTTTGGCTATTCAAACGTCCAGACATACATAACCGTAAAAGGAAAAGAGACATTCAGACTGTTGCTGCAAGGCCAGGGGTTGATTAGAAAGTAAAAAAAGAGAACCATTAAGGCTCTCTTTTCAGATCATCAGTCGTCAATTTGATTGAGACATCTGGTTTAGGTTCAATTATTAGTTGACATTCCAAAAAATCAAGAATCTGAATCAACTCATCAGCAGATATACTTCCTCTTGAGAATTTATTTGCAAGTGATTGCGGAAGCATACCAAGATGCTGAGCCAACTGAACGCTAGTTACTTTTTTCATTTTCATTATTTGCTTTATTTTATCAGAAACCATATAAATACCTCCTGTTGACATTATCATAATCAAAATCGTTTAAATAGTCAATAAAAATACTCATAAATGTGTATAATGTACTTGCAAATATAATTGAAAAAGTGTATAATCAACCTATAAACAAACGGGAGTGATTATATATGAAGATAGGATATGTAAGAGTTTCGACAGTAGATCAGAACGAAGCAAGACAGATTGAAGCAATGAAAACAGATGGTGTTGAAAAAATTTATATGGATAAAAAATCTGGGAAAGACTTCAATCGTCCAGAGTATCAGAAAATGATTGCTTCTCTTCAAAAAGGTGACATTCTGGTAATCCATTCGATTGACCGACTTGGAAGAAACTACGAAGAGATTATTGCTGAATGGAGAAGAATCACAAAAGAGATTGAAGCAGATATTATTGTACAGGATATGCCGTTGCTTAATACTACGCAAAACAAAGACTTGACAGGAACATTGATCGCAGACATAGTTTTGCAGCTTCTCTCATATGTAGCACAAAGAGAAAGAGAAAATATTCGGCAGCGACAAAAAGAAGGCATTGCAATTGCAAAAGTCCAGGGCAAATATAAAGGTCGTGCCAAAAAAGAGATAGATAAGGAACTTTTCAACGAAACTAAACGTAGCTGGCAAAGAGGGGAAATAACAAAAGTACAATTTGCCGAGATTATGGGAGTTTCAAGAAGCACGCTATATAAACTTTTAGAGGGTGATAAAAATGATTGATTTCACAAATAAGTGCATTGTTACAGAAAACAATGTTGAATCAGAACAGTTGCTTAAAAAAGCAATAGCTCAAGGGTTCAACTTGCCAAAAGGCCAAAAAGCAATGGAATCACATAGATATTTTCATTTTATTGGAAGTCCATATAAACATGTTGTGGCTCCTTATGAAGTAAGTTCGAGTGATTTCAACAAAGCGGTTAGATATTCGGAGTTGTTTGGTGATGAGCAAGAAGAGCTAAGAAAAATTGTTGATTCAGCTGCAAGATGGTGCCGGGCATATGGATATGAACATTTGAATGTATATGCAAACGAAGAGCTTGAAAGTTATACTGGAAAGGCAATCGCAAAGACAACAGACAATATCATACAGCGTGCTTATGTCGAAATAAAGAAACCACGCAAACTGACTGTTTCAGAGTTGGAAGCATACTTAGGATATCCAATTGAAATTGTAAGTTGAGGTAAATGCTCATGAAACCAAACCCACAATCCGAATCCATCCGCATCCGATTTTCCGAAAAACAGAGAAAAAGGCTCCTGGAAGAGAAGAACCGAACAGACAGGAGCGTATCGGATATTGTGAGACAGGCAGTTAATGAATATTTCGGGAGGAAAAGGCGTGCTTAAATTTTTCTCAAAAAATAAAAAAGGTGTTTCTGAAGAAAGCGAAGAAAAATTTCCGAATGCTTATACAATGCGAATCAGAAAAGAAGATAAAACCATTCACGCAGAGGCTATTTGTGCAGATGGAAAACTTTACAGCACTAAAAATGCAGAAATAATATTTTTTGATCAAGAATATTGTGCAGAAATCGGATATACATTTTATTCCGGAAGAACTTATTTTGTAACGGCTAAAGGAAATTGGTTTTCAGCTCATACAATTGTTTCTAAATTTACGAAAGAGTATCGAGAAGAAAATATGATAATCACATCAAAACAGATTACTTACAGTATCTTGCGAATAGAAAATAAAGATAAAATCAAAGTTCTATTGGGAAATAAAGACATTTCCCTTTACAAGAAATATTTCGGGGAGGTGGAAGAAGGATGAGTGTCGTAAAAATCACAAACCCCAACCCCTGTGATTGGCTTGGTACAAAATATTTCATTGACGGAAATGAAGTTCCAAGAGTAAGATCAATAGATTTTCATGTAGCTGTAGATGAAATTCCAGTATTTGAGTTTGAAATGATGGCTGTCCCAGACATTGAAATGGAGTGCTTGGCACAAATCGGTGTCACTTCTCAATCAATTACTGATGCAATTTGTGTTTTAAGGCACGAACTGCTACAACACGGAGAAATTTACAATGGATTCAAAGCAAGCCTAAAATCGGCTTTAGAATCCTACAATTACTGTGGAATGCCATTTGAGCCAGAAGAAGAGATTGCAGAAAAGATTTTGAATTTATTAATTGGGGAGGAAAAAGGAAATGAATGCACTTAATGTAATCGGAACAGCTGTAAATCTTGCATTTTTCGTTCTGGTTCTTGCTGGAACTTTAGCCATACTGGACGAAGAAGGAAAGACAAATGTAATACAGATTTTATTCTGCATTTGTTTAGAAATATGTTTCGCACTTAATATTTTTTTAATCTGCACGAGGTGACAAATGTATTTACCGATTCCAATTGGAATTATCCCGATTGAGTTAATCGAAAGGGTTAAATTCATAAAAGCGCCGCTTCGACTTAATCCATGTAGGTTCGGGAAAGCCTATGAAAGTGATAAGTCGAGGCATCCAGAGTAGCGTAAGCTCTTATTGATGAATACGCCAGGAATTATTGAATATTTAGAAAAAGAAAATTTCCCTCCTGGAAAAGAGTAATCAGTAAGAGCGGAAAGTTTATATACTTGTTTAGCTTAATATCACGACTTCCCCGGTTTTAATGGTGCGCCGGGGTTGATGGGCTATCGCCAAACGGTTAAGGCATAGCACTTTGACTGCTATATTTGCTGGTTCGAATCCAGTTAGCCCAGTTTGCGGTTTTGTTAATTCCGCAAGTGTTCTTTTTGAAACACTTTTTACTCCGGTCTTCTAGCCCAACGGGGCTGATTAAAGGGGCTTCAAATGTCCCGGAAGACTTTCTGAAATCTAAAAGCGTTTCAGAAAGCCTTTGTTGCGGCTGGTGGTCAAGAACTGCAACAGTGCCGGATTGTTTGCCATGGCGGTCAAATAATTCGGTATCTTAGGAAGCTTAGTTCAGCGGTAAGAGCAACGGCCTCATAAGCCGTAAGTCCTGGGTTCGAATCCCAGAGCTTCCATTTCTTCTAAATGCCATTCATCCGTAATATGGGTGGAAAAAACTTCCAGTTGAGCGTGTGGATTAGGTAAATTTATGTGCGATACGGCGTAGCTTAAATGGATCTGATTTCCCGGCTGGTATATCTCAGAGTTAAAAATATTAACGCAGCGCACGTTAATAAAAGGAGTTTTCAAGAGATGCCGTCCAAAGACGCATAAAAATATCCAGTGAATCTACAGCACTAAAACTTGTAGATAGTGGAAAGCATAACACGATAAACCTATTGCTAACCCGGTTTTTCCGGGTTCCGGCAGGATAGAGAAGTGGAATCTCGCAAGGCTCATATCCTTGAGAACGGCGGTTCGAATCCGTCTCCTGCAATTCCATCTACCAGGTGTAGATAGGATATCTTACTTTAGCATATCTATTGTTGGTTTTTAGACGAGGTAGCTCAATTGGACAGAGCAATGAGAATATTAGTCATGTTTGTGACTATAACAGCAATTTACTCCATTACAAGGCATAGGTTGGTGGTTCGAATCCATCCCTCGTCACTGCCCCGGTTATCGGTTACGGAAAACCGATTAGAACATGTTTGTGTTCTTCACTGCAAATAATTTTATGGGTTCAAATCCTGTCGGGGCAATTATGTGATGCTTACAGCAATCATTTTGTACATAACTGTTAATTATGAAACCAAAAAGCATCATGAAATTTATGGGACGCTTACAGCAACTCACTTAAATAAAATCTAATTCGTATATTTTATATTTTTCGTGTCCTGAAAGGAGAAGAAACATGGATTTTGCAAATGCAATGAAACAAGAAAACAAATTTACAAGAACCGAAAACGGAGCAGTTGCACTGAATACTACAAGTGATGCAAGACTTGACCTGTTCGGAACTATTGGTGCATTGAGAGAAGCTGATGAAAATAGAATCACCACTTTATTCTCAGAAGCATTTGCACAGGATAAACTCTTTGCCACAAAGATTGCTTTTTATGCAAGAGATATTCGTTGTGGGCTTGGAGAGAGAAAAACTTTTCGAACCATTATCCGTTACATGGCTGAACATCATCCAGAAGCACTTAGACCAAACCTCGATTTAATTGGAGTGTTCGGAAGATATGATGACCTCTATGAACTGATTGGAACACCATTGGAAGATGATATGTGGAAAACCATGAAAAATCAGTTCGAGGAAGATTTGAAGAATCTTAATGAAGGAAAAGCAATTTCTTTACTTGCTAAATGGATTAAGACTGCTGATGCAAGTAGCAGAGAAACTAGGAAGTTAGGAATCTTGACTGCACAGAAGTTGGGTTATCCAGTCTACAACTTTAAGAGAATTGTTCGTAGCATGAGAAAACAGATCGGTGTTGTTGAAAGCCTTATGTCTGCCGGTAAATGGAATGAGATTAAATATCCAGAAGTTCCGAGCCGTGCAATGATGATTTATCGCAAGGCCTTTGCAAAACATGATCCAGATGGATTTAATGATTTTATTAATAAGACTGATAAAGGAGAAGTTAAAATCAACGCTTCAACTTTGTATCCTTATGACATCGTGGAAAAAATCCTTTACGGACGAGAGAACAATAAAGTTCTTGAAGCACAATGGAAAGCACTCCCAAATTACATAGAACAGGGAACAAATGCTTTGATTATGGCTGATGTATCCGGTTCAATGTATGGAAGACCAATGGCAACATCAATCGGATTGGCAATATACTTTGCCGAAAGAAATGTTGGGGCATACCACAATTTGTTTATGACATTTTCGAGCAATCCAGAAACAGTTGTTTTAAAGGGTGAAACCCTTTCACAGAAAATCAATAATGCTAAAAGGGCTGATTGGGGCAATAGTACAGACCTTAAAGCTGCATTTGAAAAGGTGCTTGATATAGCAGAAAAAAATAATATTTCACAGGAAGAAATGCCGAAAGCTATTGTCGTAATTTCTGATATGGAAATTGATTATTGTGGAAATCGAAATTGGTCGTTTTATGATAAAATGGCAAACAAGTTCCATAAAGCCGGATACGTTATTCCAAACGTTATCTTCTGGAATGTAGCCAGCAGACATGATGTATTCCATGCAGATTCCAAGAGAAAAGGCGTGCAACTTGCAAGTGGTCAATCTGTAACAGTTTTCAAACAGATTTTACAGAATCTTGGATACAATCCGATTGAAGCTATGGAAAATGTAATTAATTCAGAGAGATACGATTGTATCAAAGTCGAATAAATAAAATGTGAAAATCAACTCAGTTTCTAAACTGTCCGTGACAGGCGGTGATATGAAACATAGCTCAGTGGTAGAGCAATGATATTGAATATCATGTGACACAGGTTCGATTCCTGTTGTTTCTATCTGGCAAATTGCCATTGCCAGAAGTTGCATTTTCCCCCTAAAGTTCCAGTGTTTCTCGTTGGGAGATTTATGCCGTTCAAGTCGGCACACTGGATTTTTTTAACAAGAGGTGTTTATGGAAGAAAAATGTTGTAAGAATTGTAGAAAACATGATGACTTCACATGTGTTTGCTTCAATGTCGATAGTGAATATTGCGCAGACTTTAGATGCATGTATGATAGTTGTGAATGTTGGGAGGAGAACAAGCATGAGTGATTTGTCTGAACTTATAAATAGAGGTGGTTTAATCGATGATTTTAGGATAGAAAAATCCCAAGATGAGCCACCTGTAGAACCAATAAAGTTAGCTGTTTGGTTAATTAACAGAGGGTTAAAAGAAGGTATTCGCCTGTATGGGAATAATGACCTTAGAAAACTTGCAAATTACTTACTGATTTACTGTGGTGATGAAAATGATTGAGGTATATGGGAAAGAAATAAAAGATGAATGTTCCAAGTGCGGAAACATTCTTGAATGCGAGTTATTCAGGCAAGGGCATGGAATAAAACAGGAACGTGAAAATGTAGCAAAGATGATCGAGTGCCAAATGAAGCACAGGGAGAGGAGGGAATTTGAATGCTAAATTTACTTGATAAACGCAATTGCCCTGTTTGCGGTGGAATATTGAAATGCGAAAATTCCGATTACGCAAAACCTTTTAGAGAAAAAGAACTCTTTTTAAATGTGACATGGCAATGCACTAATTGTGGCGCTGAATATACTGCAAAACTTGAATTAACTCCAAACGGATATGAGGTGCAAGACCGTGAAGCACATATTGATGTAGAGGATAATTTTTCAGCCGAAAAATTTATGCTTGGAAGAAACAATTTTCGAAGACAGAGGTGGTAAATATGAAATTTGAGGATATGGCAAACTGGACTGTAGATCAGCTGAAAAAAAAGGTTGTTCGGTTGTCTGAAGAATGTGAAAAGAAACAACATGAAATTTTAGACAAAAATAATAAAATCAATGAGCTTCAGGCTGAACTGGATAAAATGTGCGGTTACAACGATGACTTAAAAAGGCAGGTGTGTGAAAATTCAGATACGCCATTTTATGATGAATCTGTAGAAATCGCAAAATGTCGCAGACAGCACCAGTCCGATTGCATCACAATCAATCAGCTTTATACAACAATAGATGTTATAGTTGACCGATACGCTAATTTAAGGAAAAACAAAGGGATGTGCTGATATGGGTGAAAAGGAAGAATTAAAGCATTTCTTTACATGTAATGGAAAAGTTATTGAAACAATACCAGAGATTTCAATTTCGGATGGTACTGTTATCGAAGGCGGTATTCTTCACAGAAATGAGGACGGTACACTTTGTAGCATAGGCAAGCCATTAAGTATTGAATTTGAATGTAAATTCAGTGATGAACTATTTTGGACACTAGTTGCCCCAGACCGAATAAACCAGAACAATTTCCGTAAAATACATGGGATTCCGAAGCGGAGGAAAATTAATGGATCAAGAAAAAATAAGCATTGAAGAAGCCATGAAAATTGGTTTTAAGAAAATACCAAATAACTGCTTAAAAATGAATAAAAAGCCAAAATTTAGACAAATTGCTGGAAGAAAAGGGAAACGGAAATTTGATAATGTTTTTAAATCTGTTGCGCGGCGAATGATAAAAAGGGCAGCCAAAGAGGGAAGACCAATAAAGCATAAAAGAAATAGAAAGGTAAATAAATGAGCATTAAGTCAGCATTAGAATCCGAAGGAATAGATTTTTCTGAATACATGAACCCACCCGAACCGTGGAATGGACAGGCATTATTGAGGAATATCAATGGAGTGAAATACGCCTGTTGCCCTTTTTGCGAAAAGAAAGCACTTCTGATTAGTCCAGAAACAAAAATTAGGCATCTTAAATTGAAGTGCAAGGGAAGTAACTGCAAGAAAGAGTTTGAGGTGAATGTATGAGAATTGTGGTTAAAAGGATTCCGATTGAGATCATCGAACTTGGAATAGAAACATATGCGCAGATTGATATCGAGGAAATTCTTCTTATATCTTATCCGCCAATTACAAAGACCGTTTTAAAATTTTATACTGAGTACATTGCGTTTGAATTCCAAAAGGAATATTCAGTAAAAATAAAAAATGATGATGCAGTGATAAAATGTTATAGGGGAAACACTTTGAACACTTTCATTCAGAAAGACGCAGGTGAAAGAACTGTTGCTGAATGGCGCAAGGTTATATCGCGTTCAAAAAACACTCCGTACATTGTTAGAACTATTAATTCTATAAAAGTGCCTGATGAAGATGCTATTAAAGCGATTGCAAGTGATGCGACAGAACTTCAAAAGACTAAACCTGTGGAACTGGACGAACTTTCGGAAGAAACCAAGTTTAGAATTTATAAATTAATTGTAAATGAAATTGGAAAGCATTTTTACAATTGCGAGATGCGTATGTCATATAAAGACTTTATACTTGTTGAGGATTGCATCAGAAAAGTTTTGCAAGGAGAACAAGATGAACACAAAACGGATTAAATGTATTTTGACAGGTGGATGCAAGTTCAAAAGTTCGGATACAGAATCGAAATGCAATGATAAAGAAAAGACTTGCACCATTACAGAAACTTGCTACAAATGTGGGAAGAAGTACACTGCCGTATTTACCTACAAACAATTAGGGATTCCAGTGAGGTGAATGTATGAATTGGTTTAAAGAAAAATGTTCCCACCTATATGAGGAAATTGGGAAATGCTATGACAGAATAGATTACGGAAATGGTACTCATATAAATGCTTATATTGTAAAAAAATGCAAAATATGCGGAAATATTACAGCCAAGACTGTATATTCAAATGAATTTACAAGGTATACATCTCCTGTAAGAGTTGATGATTGTGTAAAAAAACTGATAGCTAAAGGATATGTTGACAAGGTTGATTTCTTTTTGGAACACGAAAATGATAATATACCGTGGAAATAAATGGAGGTCTATTGAGTGAAGAAGGCAAGAAAAATATGTTGGATAATTGCGAATTTTATTATATTCAAGTGGGTAGCAGATTATTTGATAGCCACAATTCAAATGATGATTGAAAATCATTGGGGATTTTCTGCAGTACCATTACTGTTTATGGCAGTATTCGCAGAATGGAAAGTAATTGAAAATATTTTTACGGAATTAAAAAGATGATTTTATCAAGAAAGGATATGTATGACAAAACAAGAAGCGGTAGTAGTTGAAACCTACACAGGAATTTGTATGCTTACAGGGGATGACCGAAAACTTGCATACGAATACGCAGAAAAACTTTTAGGTCATCCGATATATACACATGAATTTCCGAAGTATGCTGACAAGCTGAAAGAACTTAGTAAGCCAGATTTTATTGAAATTTGCAGAAAGTTAAGTGATTAAATTGTATGGTTCAAATTAAGAAACATTCCGTGTATACATCCATAACCAGATGGATTAGAAAATTGTAGATATTGTGAAAAATATAGTTTTGAAAAATATTTAGAATACAAAAAACAAAAAGAAAAGTCAAGAGAGCCACATGAGAGCCAGACTAAATCCTAAAAAGAAAGGAGGTCTGGCTCTATTTTTATGGGAAAAATTACAGAAGGCTCGCTCGAATGGTATCGGACAGTCCTAAATCAGATTATCAGTAGTGACATGACAATCTATCAAAATCAAAAAGATTGCCTTGATTTGCTCTTAAATATGAATATTGACCTTCCTTTCAACGAGAATCAAGAAGCACGGAAAATGGCTATGAAAGTAAGTCAATACTCACATAACATAGCAGAGAAGTGTGCTGCATTAACTGGAAGTGGTGACTTTGATGATATCTATTGGCAGTATTTGTTACTGGAAGCACCACATTTATTTGAAAGTTACTTGCTTTATATGGAAAAAAATAGACCAGACAGCAAGAAATTTTATATTCCACGAAGAAAAACACTACATGTGGTAGCCCAAGACCTACAAGATTTGGAAGAAAGAAAAATAGAGTTTTACGGTTTATCGCTTCCGAGCCGTGTTGGAAAATCCACTATGTGTATTTTCTTTATGTCATGGATAATGGGGAAAAGACCAAATAGTCACAGTGCAATGGGCGGTCATTCTGGAAAACTGGCAAAAGGATTTTACGGAGAACTTCTTAATCTCATTAATACACAGGAATACAACTACAGTGAAATTTTTCCACAGTCGAAACTTCAAAAACAGAGTGCTGATGATTTTGAAATAAACCTGGACAAGCCAGATAGATTTGCAACAATGACTTGCCGTGGTATTGAAGGAACTTGGACGGGTGCCGTTGATATTTCTTCCGATGGTTATTTGTATGTGGATGACCTTGTAAGAGATAGGCAACATTCATTAAGTCCTACCCGATTAGAAAATACATATCAAGAATATCTGAATAAGATGGTTGACCGTAAGATTGATGGCGCAAGGGAGCTTATGGTTGGAACTAGATGGAATTTATATGACCCTCTCGGAAAAATCGAGAAGCTAAATCACGATAATCCAATGTATCGGTTTAGAAAAATTCCAGCTTTGAATGATGAGGGTAAATCTAATTTCGATTATGAGTATGGCGTTGGATTTTCAACAAAATATTATGTTGATATGAAAGCGAGGTTAGACGCTAACGAATGGGAAGCCAAATATCAGCAAAAGCCCTTCTTACGTGAAGGAATTGTGTTTGCAGCTGACGAATTGAGATATTATAACGGCGTTCTTCCAGAAGGTGGATTTGTTAAAAATGTTTCTGCCTGTGATGTTGCGTGGGGTGGTGGTGATAGCTTATCAATGCCAGTGGGCGCAGAATATGAAAATGGAGATGTGTATATTTATGACTGGATTTTCAGCACGGCACCAAAAGAAGGAACATTGCCATTAGTTGTTGGAAGAATCATGGGTAATAATATTCAATCCATCAATTTTGAAGCAAATAATGGTGGAGATATGTATGCCTATTATGTAAATGAACGGTTGAAAGAACATAAATACGCTTGCAGTACGACCAGTACAAAAGCACCTTCAAAACAAGCAAAAAAAGAAAAAATAAATCAGTATTCCGGGGATGTTAAGCAGAATTTCATATTTTTGGCTCCGAAATATCAAGACAAGCAGTATCAAAAGGCCATGGATGAATTAACAACCTTTGTATATATTGGCGATAATGAGCATGATGACGCCGCAGATGGAGTTACACAGCTTGCAATAACACTTGCTGGAAAAAGATTTGCAGAAGTAAAAGCAACCAAAAATTTTATGTGGGGAAGGAGATAGAATATGATGACTGCAACTCAATATTTACGCCAGATTGAAAATTATGATAACAGAATCAAAAACAAGCTTATCGAAGAAGAACAGCTCAGTTCTCTTTCCACAAGTGTATCTGCAATTCCTGTTGGAGAAAAGGTACAAACTTCTGTAAAACGTGATCCGATGGGAGATATGATTGCGAAGATATTTGATCTGCGAGAAGAGATTTCAGAAATGATATCTGAATTTTTACAAAAAAGACAAGAAATAGTCCGAACCATAGAACAGGTTGAAGATCCATTACTATATGACATATTATTTAAGCACTATGTTGAGTACAAATCTTTGGTTCGCATTGCAGATGAGATGGGTTATTCAGAGATTCACATTAAAAAAAAGCATTTAAAAGCCATAGCAGAAATAAAAAAGATAAAAGGTTTCGAAAGATGATACCGAAGTATACTGAAAGATACTTTTAATATGTGTAAAATATAAAGTAGAGCATTGGATTGAAATATCCAGTGCTTTTTATTTTACAGAAAGGATGGTTCGGCTCGTGAGAAATACAATGAATTTTGTAGATTTATGCCGAGGTGAGTTCGGTAGAAAAGTAGCCTACACAGGCGTTGACCGAATCACTCCACAAAATGTAGTAAAAGTAGTATCAGATACTATTGGCATACATAATAGAAACCGAACATTGATTGATTACTTGTATCGGTACATGAAAGGCGATCAGCCGATATTATACCGAAACAAAATAGTCCGTCCAGAAGTTAATAACAGAGTGGTTGAAAATCACGCATTTGAAACTGTAAAATTTAAAGCTGGACAGATTTGTGGGGAACCAATCCAGTATGTATGCAAAAAGAAAAATGCAGATGAAAAAATAAATGAGCAAGTTGACCTTCTGAATGATTATCTGGATGAAGCCAATGCAGATGCAAGAAACATCCAAAGGGCAATATACCAGAGTGCAACAGGAACTTCCTATAAGGCTATTCTGAAAGAAGAGGACTGGACAAAAAACGGAGATTTACCACCGTTTAGAATCTTCATTCCATATCCAGGCGATTGCTACATTGTGTATTCGCAGAGAAATGGAAAGCCAATGCTGTCCGTACAGATTTTAAAAGATGAAGATGAACAGCAATATTATTTATGTTATTCAAAGAACCAGTTTTTTGAAATCAAGAATGGAAAAGTAATTAACTACGGCATCAATGGTTTTGGCGGGATTCCTATTGTTGAATGTCCGAATAATCACGACAGACTTTCAGATGTTGAAATTGCAATCACATTATTTGATGCAATTAACAAATATCAGTCTGATAGATTAAATGGCGTGGAACAGTTTGTGCAAGCCTTTATGAAATTTAAAAACTGCGAGGTAGACGAAAACGAGTTTTTGAAAATGGTAAAGCTTGGTGCTATCTCTGTTAAAGATACCGGAAATGGATGTCAGTCGGATGTTGAACTGATGACCGCTGAACTAAATCAATCAGAAAGCCAGGTTGCAAAGGATGATATCTACAATAATATGCTGATTGTGGAAGCAATGCCAAACCGTCAAAGCAACAGCGGAGGGGATACAGGAAATGCCGTATACCTTCGTAATGGATGGGATTTTGCAGAGAGAGATGCAAAATTGGTAGAAGCATTCACCAAGGAAGCTGAAAAGGAATCTGCCAGAATTATTCTGAATATTATCCGTGGCACATCAAATGATGTTAATATCTCAACACGAGATTTCGATGTGAAGATAACCAGAAACCCAACAGACAATATGCTTGTAAAAGCACAAGCGCTTGATTATCTGTTCAAAAATAAAATTCATCCGCTTATTGCACTGATTACTTGCGGTTTATTTAGTGATCCGCAGAAAGTCTACGAAATGAGTTTACCGTATCTGGGAACTATTTACCCGGAACTGGCAGACCCGGAAGCGGAAATGCAGAAAGCACAGCAATTACTTGACGGAAAGTTTCAAAATCCGTCCAAAACAGAACCAATGGCAAATTCTCCATCTAACGAAGAATGAACCAAATTTCGATTATTTAAGGAGTTTTAGAGAAATCTAAGGCTTCTTTTTTAATACTCAAAATCAAATAAATTGCAACAGCCCGTGAGCGTAAATCGGGTACAGACCATGTGCGGAGCGAACCGTGTTGAAAAAGCGTATTGGACTGGAAGAAAGGAGATTTCAATGACAAGAGAACAGGCAAAACAGGCACTTATCGGCATGGGAGTTGCAGAACCTTCCGAGGAACAGGTTTCTAAGCTTCTTGATTCTATTTCTGCTGAAACTAAGAAAGAGAAAGACAAAAATGTTTCTCTGAAGGAAAAAGCTGAAAAAGCAGATTCCCTGGAAAAAGAGTTGGAAGAGTTGAAAAAGCAGAACATGACCGAAGCCGAACGGCTAGAAGCTGAACGCAAGAAAGAAAAGGAAGCAGTGGATAAGGAGTTAGCTGATTTGAAAGCTGCGCTTGCAGAATCCAACAAAAAAGCCCTTACCAGTGAAATTACTTCTATGTTCGCAAATGCAGGACTTTCAACCGAAACATACGCGAGTGCTATTAAAGCATACGCATCTGCACCGTATGAGAAACCAGAAGATGCAATGAAAGAAGTCGAAACTTTTGTTAAGGGAGTTTCCGAAGCAAATAAAACAGCACTTGATACCGCAAAAGCAGCTTGGGAGAAGGAAGCATTGGAAAATACTCCTAATCCAGGAGGCGGTAGCGGCGGCAAACCTACAGTGAAAAGTGATGCTGCTGAATTTGCAAAAGCTTACTCAGCAAAAATGAACCAGGAAACCAAATCAGCGGACGATAACGCCCCTGTAAATATTTAAGTAAAGGAGATATAAATAATGGCTTTTATGAAAACAGAGCAGTATGAGTCCACTCCAAATATTCTCGAATCTGAGGTTGGACTTGTACTTAAAACCTACACAGCAGACCAGACAAATGCTGAAACAGTTGGAAATAAGAAAATTATTAAAGCAGGTTCCGTATATCCAACAAATGCGACAGGTGCACTCGGCATTGTATTTGAAGATGTTGATATGACAGATGATACTAAGAGACCAATTTCTGTGATTGTTGCAGGCCGTGTTCTCGAAAAGAGACTTCCAGTAACAGTTGACACTACTGCAAAAACAGAGCTTGAAAAATCCGGAATTGTTTTTGTAGTCACAGAAGACCCAGTATTTTAAGGAGGTATGACAAATGCCATTTAATATTTTGGAATCAATTACCCAAGAAGAAAGACTTAACTTTTCTCAGAATTTCAGCGTTAAAAGACCAGGTATTCTTGACACCATTTTCCCAGATACAAAAACCCAGTATCTGAAAGCAGAGTATTACAGACTTATGGCTGGACAGAATCTCCCGGAAGTTGCATTCGTCCACGCTCTTGATAGCGAAGCAGAAATCGGCACAAGACCTGGATTTGAAAAAGTCCTGACTGAAAAACTCTTCATTAAGAGAAAAATCAATCAGTCCGAAAACTTACGGCAGGCAATTGAAAATGGTGTGCCGGATAATGAAGCGCTGAAAAACTTTGTATTTGATGATGCAGCCAGACTGTTCGAGGGCGTTGTTACAAGAGCAAATGTTATGAAAGGACAGTTCCTTTCCACTGGTGCTGTAACAATCAAAGAGAACCATGTTGACATGGGAATTGACTATGGCGTTCCAGCAAGTGCAAAAGTAACGCTTACTGATTGGTCTAAGCCAGATGCAGATATCATGGGCGATATCCAGAAAATGGTAGCTGTAGCAGAAGGCAATGGCTATGTAGTAAACAAAGCTGTTACTTCTCTTAAAATGATTAACTACATGCGGAACAACACTGCAATGCAGACAGCTGTTCTGGGTGCTGCAAATAAAAGGCTTCTCACAAAGCAGGAGCTTGCCAATCTGCTTATGCAGGAATATGGAATCACAATTGATCGTTGTGATGAGAACTTTAATTTCAGAAAAGCAGATGGAACCCTGAAAACAGCCAGATACCTCAAAGAGGATGTATTTACTCTGTATGAAGCAGATGCTAACGGTTCTTTCGGTGTTGGCCTCTGGGGTGTGACACCAGAAGAGCTTGAATACAGACAGTTTATCCAGGAAGAGAATCGTTCCTTTGTTACTCTTTCCATGTGGGCTACACCAGACCCAGTTGCAGTGTGGACAAAAGCATCCGGTATGTTTGTTCCGGTCGCACCGAAAGCTAACGGCGGTATCGTTATCGGTACCAAGGCGGGGGAATAACCGGGCATAGTCTCGATGAAAACAGCCAGTCACCATCTGTAGCAAGTGTTTACAATGAATCAATACATAAGTATACAGAAAGCGAGTTGTCTAATATGACTGTATCTCAGTTAAGACAGCTCGCAAGTGATAACGGCTATGCCCTAACAGCAACTAATAAGGCTGGAATAATATCAGAGATTTTATCTCAGCAAAGGTAGGTGATTAAATGGACGAACAGCTTATAGAAGATTTGACAAATTATCTTGAAGATGATGTAGAAACAGCGAGGATGATTCCTCTTTCAGCAGAGAGGGCTATTCGTTCATTTAAGAAGAAAAGGAATTATCCTTCATCCTACAGTGATGAGAAAATAAATTCCGATATGGAAAACTGCTATGATTGCATATTTGATTTGGCTCTTTTCTTTCTGGTGAAACAGGGAGCTGAATTTCAAGGATCACATTCCGAATCTTCTGTAAACAGAAATTGGACTTCCGAAACTGAAATTTATGTAAATCATGGTGTTTTTCCATTTATCGGATTCTAAGATGGTGTGTGCGTGATACGTCAATCCTCCCACGTATCGCAGGGGTGCTTCAAATTAGGTGGGTAGAAGCAATATCTTAAAAAATGGGAGTGATGGAAAGGAATAGCGATGGGATGTGAACACGAGTGTATCAACGAACACCGCTTGAAAGAATTGGAAAGTGCCGTCCATGAGATGAAAGAAAAGCATTCCAAAAGGGATGAAGGCTTTTTTAATCGTATCAATGTGCTAGAACAGAAAATTGCTTTATACAACAACGATCTGGGACACATCAAAGATACAGTTGACGAAATGAACGACAATTTAAAAGTACTCATGGAAAAACCAGGAAAATTACAGGACAAAATTATTGCTTATGTCATAACTGGCATAATCGGTATTGTTTTAGGCTTTGCTCTTAAAGGCATTTTCCCGGTGTAATATTGATTCCACTAACAGGGAGGACGGTGGAATGGATAATTATAAAGACTTTTCAGAAGATGAAAGAATCTTCTATTTGCGTGAAGCTGGATTTGATTCCAGAGAAAAAGAGTTATTCCGATTGCGTGTTTACGAAGAAAAAACACTTGCAGAAGCTTCAGAAATCATGGGTTACAGCACAAGAACCGTAGACCGCATAAACAGAAAATTAAAGAAGAAAATTATGAAAGTTGCCCCGATGTATTGTCGGGGCTTTTCTTTGTATTAATAGAAAATGGCGTATTTATGGCGTTATCATGGCGTGTTAATCAACCTCTTATTATTGTAAAATATAGTTATAAAAACAAGGGAGGTTTGAGATATGCAGTATGGTAATCCGTATTTTGCGCAACCATTTCAACAAATACAGCCGTATCAAGATAGATTAGCACAATTGCAGAATAGTTATCAGCAGGCAATGCCATACGGACAGGCACAAATTCAACAACCAATGCCACAAGTGCCACAAATCCCCATGTTGCAAGGACAGATGGTAGATGGCATTGATACTGTAAAGGCAAAAGATGTAGATATGTCCGGTAATCCTGTTTATTATCCAAAAACAGATGGAACAGAAATATATAGAAAACAATTACAGGCAGATGGAAGAAGTAGAATTTTTGTTTATCGACTTATAAATCCGGAAGAACAACAGCAACCAAAGGCAGAAGAAAAACCGATTGACATAGAAGCTATGTTTAATCAGCTTCGGAACGATGTTTGTTCTGAGATTTCCGAAATAAAGAGTATGTTCCCGACACAAATGTCTGGAACATCGGAACCCAAGCAAAATGGAGGTAAACAGAGATGATGAATCCAATGCAACTTATGCAGATGATACGTGGTGGAGGGAATCCTCAACAAGCCATAATCAATATGATGAAACAGCAATCTGGAAATAATCCTGTAATTGACAATGCAATTAACATGATGGAAAAAGGTGATAATGCAGGAATTGAAAAACTTGCAAGAAATCTTTGTAAAGAAAGAAATATTAATCCAGACGATATACTGTCGCAGGTTAAGAACCAGTTTGGAATAAAATAAATTCGCTACAATAATTAAAAGAGCCGCGGTCTTTTGATTTTGTATAAATTACAAAAATCAATAAGGAGGTAATCGCTATGATGAATGGTGGATTATCAGCAAGCGATGTCGCTGTATTAAGCGGCTCTAATAACCGTGCCGATGAAGGCTATGGCTTTGGCGGTGGCTGGGCATGGTGGATTATAATATTGCTTATCTTCGGCTGGGGCGGTTTCGGCGGCTTTGGTGGCTGGGGCGGCAATGGTGGAAACGGTACAAATGGTGCAGGTTTCCAAGGATGGGCTACCAGAGCAGATATCAATGAGGGCTTTGCTCTGAATGATATTCAGAATGGTATTAGAGGTATTCAGCAGGGTATTTGCGATAGCACATATGCGCTTAACAATACCATGCAGAGCGGTTTCAACGGCGTGAATGTTGGAATGCTTCAAGGATTCAACGGAATTCAGCAGGCAATCAATGCTGATACTGTAGCCGGTATGCAGAATACCAATGCATTACAGGCACAGCTCCAGAACTGTTGCTGCGAGACCAGAGAAGCTATCCAGGGCGTAAATTACAATCTGGCTACCAACACTTGTGCATTGCAGAACACAATGAACAACAACACCAGAGACATTCTGGAAAATCAGAACAGCAACACTCGTGCGCTGTTAGACTTTTTAACTCAGGATAAGATTGCAACATTACAGGCAGAGAATTCTGATCTGAAGCGTGCTGCATCCCAGGATCGCCAGTCTGCATTGCTCACAACTGCAATGGCTTCTCAGACACAGCAGTTAATCAATGCAATCAATCCGGCTCCGATTCCTGCATTCCAGGTTCCGGCTCCATATGCGTACGCAGGATGTAGCACATATGGTAATGGTTGTTGCTAAGTAACTCACCCTTAGAGGTTGACTAAATTCTAAGAGGTGGGTTTCGGCTCACCTCTTATTGATTGAGAGGTAAAAGATATGGCATGTAAGAATGTTTGTAAGCTTTGCAATCACCTTGTGATGTCTACTGCGATTGCATTCACAGGTGGAAATCTTGTGGTTACTATCCCGGAAGGAAGCTACAATAATGGAGAAAAATACTGCATTGTTTTAGCACAGTCTATTCCGAATACAACCACAATTACCGCCCCAGTAATGATTCAGATAGGAACAGGAACAACTTTATATCCATTGGAGAATCGTTGTTGCGCACAGGTAACAGCATGTGGCGTCAGAACCAGAACAAAATATGCAACCAGAGTTGCAACAAGCGCTACTGGTGGAGCGTTCAAAATGTTAGGGAATCCGGCTTGTAGTCCGAATAACAATCTGACTGCAATCAATGGTACAGCCCCAACAGCAGAAAATGTTGTACAGGCTGTGAAGAGGGGAGGTATCGTGAATGCATAAGACAGCAATGGAAATGGGAAAATGGGCTATGGAAAAAGCCAAAACACATGGATTTGATAATCTCAGTGCTCAAGACTGGGACGATCTGAAAGACTGTATGGAATCCGTAAAGTGTGCGATTTGCGCTGATAAAGATTATCGTATCGTGGAAGCTATGGATGAATGCGAACAGGAAGAAAAGTATCTTGGACGCATGGGATATGACCGTTACCGCTATTCAAATGGGCGTTTCGCTCCAAAAGGTAGGGGAACAAGAAAAGGTTATAGACCATATCTGTACATGGAAGATGATGACTGGATGGACGAGTATTTAAACAATCCAGAATTTGAGCGCAACATGTACCGCATGGGATATCATCCAGACCGTAGTGATATGGAAATGGGTGACATGAATCGGAAGAAATCCAGATATGGCGAATCCTATGATAGATACGATGAGAACCGTAGGCACTATCACGATTCCAAAGACACGGAATCCAAAAGAAAAATGGATGATTCCATGAAGGAGTACACATCTGACATTATCCGTAATCTTACTGAGATGTGGTCTGATGCAGATGCAACGCTCAGACAGTCAATGAAAACTGACTTGACCAGACTTGTACAGCAGATGAACTAGAGCAATAAATGAATTAAGTCCTTGTCGCAAAATAATGCGGCAGGGGCTTTTTCGTAGAAAGGATGGTGATAAACCATGCTACGACAATTCTACATGAATGGAGATATATGGAGAGTGCAGTTTGTTCCATCACAAGATGATGTTTTAATTGACCGCACAGGAAACAGAACACTTGGAGTATCGGATTATTCCACCCATATTATTTCGATTGCGAACAACCTACATGGAGAACTTTTGAACCGTGTATTTATTCATGAATTAGGGCACTGTGTAATGTTCAGCTATGGTTTACTGCCAGAGCTTCACCGTATGGTTAAGAAACGATATTGGGTGGATGCAGAGGAATTTGTATGCAATATTCTGGCAGACTACAGCCATTTCGTGATTGGCACGGCCAGAGATATTTTGGGAAACAAATTTACATATGTAGCTCCTGTTGGAGCGGAAAGGATGATTGCATGAGAGGATTAGTCCGTCAAAAGCAAAAAGTATATTGGTCACGAATTACTGAAAAAACAAAAGGATTAGACCGCATTAAAGTTTATGAGAAACCAATTTTATACTCTTTTTCCGTATCATCCACAGCCGGAACGCCGGAAGAAATCGCAGCCGGAATAGTGCCGGATTATGACAGGTATATTACAAGCTTTAATCGAAATTTTCATCCACAGGAAGCGGACATATTTTGGATAGACAGAATCCCACAAATAAGCGAGGATGGAAACCTTATTTTGGATGAAAATGGAGAGCCAACAGTATTACCAGACTACACACTAAAGAAGATTTTAGACACACAAAAAGGCAATATTGCCAGATACGGAATTTCTAAGAGAGGAAACGAAGATGGGTAAGACAATAAAGTGTACCTTATCACAGAAATCAATCCAAAAAGCTATTGATGAAATAAAAAATTATCAAAAATCTTTAAGGAATAAAAATGAAATCTTCATAAAAAGATTATGTGAATTAGGGATTCCGGTCATTGACCAAAATATTTTGGCAGCACAAGGCGATTCTGATAAGAACCATAATACTTATATCAAAATCAACAGTTTTGGGGACTATGCAGAAGCTCATTTAATATGTGAAGGAATAGACCTTTTGTTTATAGAATTCGGTGCAGGTATTCACTACAATGGTGCAGCCGGTTCTAGTCCGCATCCAAAAGGAGAAGAATTTGGTTATATAATCGGTTCTTACGGACAAGGAAAAGGAAAAAACGATTCCTGGGTATATGTATCTGATTCTGGCGAATGGGTACGTTCTTACGGTACAGAAGCTACAATGCCAATGTATAAGGCAAGCGTAGAAATCATTCAGAATATCCGCAAAATCGCCAAAGAGGTGTTCTCTTCTTGAAGATGATACCATAATATACTGAATGATACTAAACAATTATGTTATCATTACAGTGTTAAATTGTAGCATAACATGCAATGCGTTCACTATAAAGGTGAGTGCATTTTTTTATTGTGAGGTGACAGATATGCCAGACACAATAGAATCTCCTGTATTAGAAGTTTTTTCAAGATGGGGAGCGGCTGTTTCTAAGATTACTGGCGCAGACAATTATTCCATGGATGGCAGTGAAACAAATGCTTCCGGTAAAAAAGCATATGCACAGCTTTATATGCTTGGTAATCCAATTACAAGAGGTGACCTTGAAGGGGATGAATGCGCAACAATGCCATCATTTCAAGTAAATTGCTTCACATCTGGGAGCAAAGCACTAACCAGATTGTATGAATTGGACAAGATAAGTCACAAAACTATGGCGAGTATGGGATTCCGTCGCACATATGGCCCGGAACCTATGTTTTTCGGTGACAGTGGAATCAAAAAGCTTGTAAGCAGATACAGCCGAATATATACAGGAACCTTATTAGATTAGGAGCAGAAATGCTTCTATTTTTTTACCAAAAAATATGAAAGGAGAATGCCGAATGAAAGCAGATAAATTACTTTGGCTGAAAGCAGCAGGAATTAGAGCTGTAAAAACAGTCGCACAAACAGCGGTGGCAACCATTGGTACTGCAACTGTGATTGGCAGCGTTGATTGGAAAATGGTTTTATCCGCATCTTTGCTTTCTGGTTTTTTATCTTTGCTTACTTCTGTAGCAGGATTGCCGGAACTGAAAACAGACAAAGAAGAGTAGAAAGGCGGTGATCCGCTATCTCCCGGCACAGGGTTACGTGCAAGAGAGTCATAGAGCCAGTTTATAGTTTGATAGAAAGAAAAGGAGATATAGCAATGGCAGAAAAAGGCAATATTGCTGGTGTATCTACAGTTGGTTCTCTTACTGGATATGCCGTTGAAACAGTGGCTGGTACTAAGCCTGTAAAATTTATAATGCTTCACAGAATCAACGCTTCTGACGAAATTACCATTGATGTAGAGACGATTGATGCGTCTGCACTGGAAGACGAAATTGAAAGAACAATTGCTGGACGTGGTTCTACAGGTGGAACATTCAATGTAACAGTAAACGTTACAGACGAAACAATTGATGAGTGGGAAAAACTTATTGCTGCATACAAAACTGGAAAGGCATCTGGCTTATCAATGTGGTATGAAGAGTATTTCCCTTCTCTTCAAAAGGCATTTTTTACCAAAATTGAGCCACCAACAAAGATTCCAAAACCAGCCAGAGACCAGAACGGACTTCTTACAGTTTCCATGTCTCTGACTATCAATGAGTATGTTGGTGCTGATACCGCAATCAAACCAACAGAGGAAGAGTAATTATTACTGGGAGGATAGGATATGTACAAGATAATAACTATTAGCGGGAACGATTATAAACTGGAATATACAATTGAGGCTTCTTTATATGCAGATTGTGTTAAGGAGATAGCTGGATTGTTTTCCTCACTTGCTTTAGCTTCTGACGAAAAGGATGTTTCTAAAATAATTTCCAGCGTTGCAAACATTCCGCAGACTACGCTTATAGTATTTTATGCTGGGCTTATGGAACACCACGGAGATCACCCAGATGGAGACGGAAAAGTGCCGAATATTGCAACTGCAAAAAGGCTTCTTGCAAGCTATATTCGAGAACATTCTGAGGATGAATTTGGGAATTTTTACGGTGTTCTTGAACTTTGCATTGAACAAATGGAGGAAGACGATTTTTTCAATCTGACCGGAATCGGGACGTTTCTGGAGGATGCGTTCAAGACTTCCAAGAAGAAACCAGTGACTCAACAGAAAAAAACTACAGAGAAGTAATTTGGGATGAACTTTATCCAGAAGCGGTAAAAATTGGCATGAGCAAGCATGACTTTCTTCATTGCACCATAAAAGAGTTTCAACTTCGATTAAAAGCTTGGAGAAACCAAAAAGAAGATGAAATTAATCAGAAGAGCAAATTGATTGATTATCAATCCTGGGTTTCTGGTGCGTATGTTCAAATTGCTATAGCAAGTGCACTTTCTTCCAAGGTTTCATACCCCAAAAAGCCATTTGGAAGTGATGATAAAAAAGAATTGCTTCCAGAAAAGATTTATGATGAAAAAACAGAAGAGGAATTAAAGCAAGAAGAAAGATACTTTGAGCTTCTTGTAAAACAAGCAAATGCGAAACTTGACGAGATAGGTAACGAAGAGGGCAGGCAGGATGATTAGTCTTGTCTGCCCTTTATTTTTTTATGCAAAAAGGAGGGAAATTGAAAATGGCGGATAACACCATTGACACCCTTGATTTACAGGTTAGAAGTAGTACGGCAAAAGCTGTTCGGTCACTTGAGAACTTATCAAGAAAACTTTTGAACGTAAACAGTTCATTTAAGAATCTGAATACAGGTGGATTGCGCCATTATGCCAGAGAAATAGGAAGAGTATCTGCATCCATAAAAACATTAAATGGTGTTAGAGTTTCCTTACCTAATCTTGGTGGTCTTACAAAGCAACTCACCAGCATATCACGTGTAAATTTTTCAGCATTGGATGGAAGCGGGAAATCACTTAAAGATTTTGCGTCTGGTTTATTGTCTATCAGCGGTTTACAGAATATTTCTGTACCCAAAATAGATACTAAAAATATTAATTCAGTAACAAAAGCTATTGAAAAGCTTGGAAAAGTTGATTCTTCAAATGCACAGCAAACAATTAACAGTATACAGAAAGTGGCACACTCTATGTCTGTTCTTAATACTGTTGATTTTAGTGGTTCAAAAGTAATCCAAGGAATTAATGCAGTCAAAAGGCTAATGGAAGTCAAAACGGATAATTTTGACACAACCACTTTGGATAAAATTGCAAATTCCATGAAAAGCTTTTCTGATCTCCCAGATGTATCTTCCAGCACCAACCGTTTTGTTTCTTCTTTACAGAAACTTGTAAATGCTGGTGATAAGGCAAAACAGGTAGAAGTTGCACTTCCTGGGCTTGGAAAACAATTAAAATCTGTGATAAAAACGCTGTCCAGAGTGGGGGATGTTTCCGAACCAACTAATTTATTTGTACAATCCATCGGAAGACTGGCAAGTGCTGGAAACAAGACTAGCCAGACCGCTGGACAATTGCAAAATCTGGCGCAAGAAACAAAGAAGTTTTTCAAAGTAATGGAAAATGCTCCAAAAATCAGTGAGAATACCATCCGCATGACGGAAGCACTGGCGCAGTTGGCAAGTGCTGGCGGCAAGGTGAATACTGCAACAAATTCCATATCCAGTGCTTTTTCAAAATTATCATCTGGTACATTGAGTCTTGGAAATCTTGTAAGTAAAACTGCTTCTAAAATTGGTGGTGGCATAAAAACTATCATTGGTTGGTTTCAGCGTCTTGGAAGCGGTAGCTCTGGACTGAAAACTGCATCCTTTAATCTGAGCGCACTCTTTAAAACTGCAATTGGATTTAAGGCAATCCAAGGTCTTGTTGACTTTGGAAGAAGCGCAGTTGATTTAGGCTCTCAAATTACAGAGGTTGAAAACGTTGTAGATGTTGCGTTTGGCAGCATGTCTGATAAAGCTTATCAATTTGCATCCACAGCAAAAGAACAATTTGGATTATCAGAATTGGCGGCAAAGCAATATTCTGGAACCATGATGGCAATGATGAAATCATCTGGTGTTGCGCAAGATGCAGCTTCTAAAATGTCAATTTCTCTTGCTGGATTAGCCGGGGATATTGCATCATTTTACAACATTGATACAGATACTGCTTTTCAGAAAATACGCTCTGGAATTTCCGGGGAAATTGAACCTTTGAGACAATTGGGCATTAATTTATCCGTTGCAAACATGGAAGCTTACGCCCTTTCAAGGGGAATTACAACATCTTATAATGCAATGTCCCAAGCTGAAAAAGTTGCTCTTCGATACAACTATTTAATGTCAGTTACAGGAGATGTGCAAGGGGATTTCGCCAGGACAAGCGGCACCTGGGCGAACCAGGTTCGTTTACTCACTCTGAACTTCCAGTCACTTTCCGCAGTAATCGGGCAAGGTTTGATTGCTGGCATTCTTCCTGCTATTCAAGCTCTCAATGCGCTTATGTCAAAACTTATGCAAGCTGCGAATGTGTTCCGTAACTTCATGTATGTATTGATGGGAAAGAAGCTGAAAGGATCACAGGGTGGAGTTAGCGATATTGTATCTAACTTAGGGGGTATAGAAACAGCCGGTGATGATGCTTCTTCCGGGCTTGATGACGCTACATCATCTGCAAAGAAGCTGAAAAAGGCACTTTCTGTATTACCATTCGACCAATTAAATCAGCTTGCTGATAACTCAAACGATTCCGGGACTGCATCTAAAAGCCTTGGTTCTGGACTTGGCGATTTGGCTGATAGCTTTGCAGGAATACAAGATTCCTTGGACGAAGTTTTGACTGTCGATGAAACACCTATTAACAAATGGGCTTCCAAAATTAGAAAAGCATTCCTGGCGAAAGACTGGGAGGGTGTAGGAACTACTATTGCCGATATGCTTAATCTCGGAATGAGCAAGGTGTATGAGGTTATTAACTGGAAAAATGTTGCCCCGAAAATAACTGAGTTTACAGACGCATTTACAAGAGCATTCAATTCATTAAATACCAGACTTGATTTTGACTTGCTTGGAAGAACTATCGGGACGGGAATCAACACAGCTGTAAATACTCTTAATCAGCTTATTGGTGATGGCGGTATTGATTTTGGATTAATCGGCAGAAATATTGGTGATGGGTTAATCGGCGCACTGGATGAAATCAACTGGACTAATCTGGGTGAATTGCTTGGAAATAAGTTTATGATTTCCTGGAAAATGCTATCTGGATTTGTAAAACGTATGTCAGAAGAGGACGGTGCTGGTGTAACTGGTTGGGATAAGCTTGGTAGTTCACTTGGAAAAGCTTTAAATGGCGCTGTGTCCAAAATTTCCATGAAGGATATTGCAGATTCTTTATCTGGAATTTTAAATGGAGCGTTTAGAAGCTTGGCTGCGTTTACCAAAACTGTAAACTGGGATGAACTTACTAATAATATCACAGAGGGAATTTCTACTTTCTTGAAAAAAACAAACTGGAAAGAAAATGGACAAGCACTTGGAGATTTCATATCTCACCTGTGTACGGCGTTGAAAAATACGCTTACAAAAGACACTTTCTATGAATTTGGACAAGGAGTTGGAACATTCCTTGGTGAATTACCATGGGGTGAAATCCTTAGTACCGCAGCTGATCTGCTATTAACTGGTCTTACCAGTGCATTAAACGGATTATTCGATGGATTAGAGGAAAAGCACCCGATAGCCGGACATATTGCAGAATGGCTTACAAAAGCATTTATTGCAGTAAAAATAGCAAATATTACAGGTATTGGAACTCTTGTTGGTTCACTTGTGGGACATATTGCAGGGAAAATAGCTGAAAAGAAAAATGCAGAACTAATTGCAGATAAACTTGCGGATGTGATAGGAAATGGTACAAGTGCGGCAAGTGAAGCAATAAAGGGAGTTGGAGATGCAGCGGAAACAGCTTCAACAGGCGGACTTAAAACGTTTTCTTCAACGCTTGGTACTATATTTGGAACCGCTGGGATTGTATTTGTTGCAACGGCATTATCTGTTAAACTTGCTAAAGGAATTGCAAGTATTACAGAAGCTGCGCAAGGTGGAAATGGTATTCTCACACAAACAGGTGGTTATCTCCATGATTATACAGGCGAGATGGAAAGCGCGCATAAAATAACACAAGACCAAGCAGAAGAGCTCTGGAAGTTAATTGAAGCAGATGAAAGTGCTGGAAAATCAAATTCTGAAATGTACGATAGTTTCATTCAGAAACTTGGAGAATTTGGCGTATCAACCGAAGATGCAAGAAAAATTCTCGAAAAATACGGCGCACAGGCGGGTGTATCAACTGGATTTTTGGAAGATATGACTGATAAAGCCGTAGCCATTGGAGATGGTGTATCTGAATCAGCTGGAAAATTTGACACAACCAAAATCAGTATATCTGATTTGAAAGACGAACTTTATCTTTTAAGTCTTAGTTCCGAGCAATTTAGTGGAGACTACTTAACTGCTAAAGATGCTCTTGATAGTGCAATATCTGGAAGAACATATGCTAATACAGAAGAAGCACTAGACGCAGTTTATACGTCATTAAAAAATGCTGGCGTTCCGTTAGATGAATTAGACGAAAAACTTAGAAAAGATTTTCCGAATGCAGTTGTCACAATGGAAACAAGTGCAAAGAATTCTTTCGATGGAATGAATACATCTGTGAAAACAGCAGTGGGAGGTATTACTACCGCTGTTGCAAATGCTTCTAGCTCCGTATCATCCAAGACAAAAACTGGCTTTGGTCTCGCCAATACTGCAGTAAGCACGGCAATGGCTGGAATGAAAAAAAGCACAGAAAGCACAATGCCTTCCATTTGGTCGAAGATAAAGAACACGAATGATGATGTTGAAACCAACTCTAAAACCAATTGGGGAAATTCTGCAAGTGCTGTATCTACAGCCCTCGGAACCATGGACACCGATACAAAAGATGTAATGGGTAAGGTTATGACAACCATCCAAAGTTATTGGTCTTCCGTTCTTATCAATACAAACCAGATTTGGGAAAAGGCTTCTGGCAAGGTCGATAAAGAAACTCAAAAAATGAAAACTTATACAGAAACCAATTTGTCTGGGATTTCGGATAAAATTAAAAGGCTATTTAATGTTAATCTTACATCAATTGGTCGGGAAACTGCTCAATCATTCGCTGACGGCATGAAACAAGTACATTTACCAACTCTGACTTATTATATTTCAGAGTGGAGAAAACATGATCTTGGCGGTGGAAGAACCAGTTCCACACCAGTTTACAAGCCTAATTGGTACGCCAAAGGTGGCCTTTTCAATGGCGCACAGGTAATTGGTATCGGAGAAGCCGGTTCCGAAGCTGTTCTTCCGTTGGAAAACCAACGAACCATGAAGAAGATTGCAGACAGCATTGTTTCCAGTTCGGACGGAAGCATGGGACTTACAAAAGAAGAAATGGCAAAAGCAGTAGCCCAGGGAGTTGCAATGGCAATGAGCATGAACAGCGGAAATAAGAATCCGCAGTACATTATGAATAGCATTATTCTGGACGGAAGCGAGATTGCAAAAGCAGTAACAAAAGCCCAAAATGATACAGATAGCCGTTTCAAACCGTCCCCGGCATATTGATTTTTGACTGATTGTGTGGTATGATTTCTTTAATGAAGAAGTACACACGGTTTTGATTTTTGAGCCGCTAAGAAGAAATTAATATTTCTCGATTTTGAGGAATTTTTATCTTACTTGGCGGCTCTTTTTTATTTTAACCGTTAATTTTGGTAAAACCAACAGGCTAGACCGATCATCGAAAAGCGGAAATGCCTTGCCGCCTGCCTGTTGATTTACATACAGTTCAAGGCACTCTTTTATACGAAAGGCAGGTATCAATCTATGGCAAAGAGTTTTAATTATCGGAAGTATTACAAAGAATACTATGGAATTGAGTTTGACAGCAGTTATGTAATTCACCATATAGACTTTGATAGAAGCAATAATGACATAAATAACTTGCTGCTGCTTCCAGGAAAACTGCATAGCAGATATCATTTTTTACTAAATGGATTTGATCTCGGAAAAGAACAAAAGAAAGGAACTGTAAGCCTAGATTTCAAAATCGTTTCTGAATGCGGGCATATTCCTATGTTTGGAATTAATATGATGAAAAATCTTTGCGAAACAATGGAAGAGATTGATAAATGGGTAAGAATAAAATCCGACATGGATAGGGCAAAAGATGATTTGGTTGACGATAAAGAGGAACCACTGTTCTATCTTGACATGATGGAGGAACATTTTAAGACAAAGTGGGGAAAAAGAAATGGCGGAGATTTTGATTATAGAATCATGTTATTTTTTAAGGACACCACACAAAATATGCTATATCAAAGAGTGAAACAAAAAAGGGAGGACACACTATGAAAAGAATCAAAGCACTACTGGCAACTATTATCTGTATCTGCACTATCACATGGCTAACAGGCTGTGCAGCGAATGACGATTACATGAATGACGTGAAAGGAAATCTTTCTGGAAACAGCTACACAATCTATACCTACGATAACTACGGCAAAAAGGTTATGACCACCACTGGGGACAAGATTAATATTTCCGGGAATAAAACGAAATCTAAGGGCTACGATAGCGAGGGTAACGAAACAACCAGCTATGATGTATCTTCCGTCATTACAATTCTGATAGACGGTAAAGAAATTGAAAGTTGTGGTGATACTTGTATTTTTGAGCAAAAAGGATTGAAGCCGGAGGTTGATTTTACCCAGGAAGATATTACCAGCCATTCAACCGGGAAGATTTCAGAGAATGCATACATAGCCGGGATTGTGAATTATTATAAAAATTATTTTGGGAAATCTAGGGTTGTAGTAATTAAATCCCAACTTGGACAACCAATAGCCGCATATTCTGGTGACGAGGTGTTCTGGAAAATCCCGGACGATCTACCTAAAATGACAAAGTTAATGATTGACGGAAAAGCTCTTTATATCCACAGGGCAAATTTCCAGATTATTGATAAAGAATTACTGAGATAAAATAATCAAATCCGTTTCAAAATCTCTCACCAGATAAAATATAGGAATAAGCCAAGAAAATTGAAATTTGAACAAAGAAATTAATTAATTGTGGAGAATTAAAACATATGAGTCAAATAGGAACAGAACTTCCGACAGAATATTCAGACCGTTTCGATGAATTACGCCAGAATAGGGTTGAGGTAAGTTTTTACAAATATGGTACAGCAAAGGATAACTTCGGGGAGAAGTTGGTAAACGCCTTGGAATCCCACGATATGTGCATCAAAAAGTATCGTGAGACAGGAAACACAGAATATCTTTGCGATGCAGCTAATTATTTGATGTTTGAGTTTATGTATCCTCAAATTCCGGGTGCATACTTCAAGACAACAGACAGCGGAGAAAGTGCCGGAGTTGCCGGAACACCGATTAATCAGCTGAAAGAGAAGTGGTATTAACGAAAAGGAGATATGAAAACATAATGAACAGACCATTATTTGAGCCAGGAGACATTGTACAGCACTTTAAGAGAGAAACCATCAAGGAGCCACGCAACAACGAGTATTTGTATAAGTTTATCGGATATGCCAGACATACAGAAACAGGGGAAGATTTGGTAGTATACAGAGCTTTGTATGGCGGTAAGGAACTATTTGCCAGGCCAACAAAGATGTTTTATAGCAAGGTAGATTGGAACAAATACCCAGAAATAAAGCAAGAGCATAGGTTCGAGAAATATCATGGGGTTCTTTACGCTGATGGACTTTAAACAGACTTACTTTTCCATCTGGCAAGATATATGGAATCTCCACAAGAAGTATGCTTTTATCTCAAAAGACGATATTCCACAGTGGGAAAATCTCACCATGGAAGCAAAGCAGATTCACGATAAATACACTGATTCGGTTGGTGCGAAATTTGCCGAAGCTCTTTTGTTTGCCGTAACTGCGGAAATTGATAGAAAAGCGAAATAGGACTTCCAGAATACGTCCCAAGGTGGTAAAATATGGGTATCAAATATTGGGAGGTACGTATGTATGAAGAAAGCGAAAAAGTTACTATCAGTTTTGGCAGTCATGCTATTGATTGTCTGTATGGCAGTTCCAGTATCGGCAGAAAAATATTACAATACTGGCTATACTCAATATGGCGATTTTGTAGTCGGGAATGGAAGCCTACAGGAATTTAGCGGAAGAACAGTTGATGGAAACCTGTACGTTGTAAATGGTGGTTCTTATACGTTTTATGGAACCCTTACCGTAAATGGCAACATATATGTTTTTGGAGATTTCTACAACCATGGAACTATTAATGTTAGCGGAACTCTGTTTTGCTTAAATTATTACTACGGAGGAATACTTTTAAACTCTGCAACAAAAACAGAGAATGGTGTTACAACAGGATTTTCTTACGGAAATTTCTGGAATAACGGAAAAATTAATGGAAATTTAAAAGTTGATGCGCAAATAAATAATATTGAACCACCAGCGGTTCACGTTCATACACCTGGCGCAGAGCCTACTTGCACACAAGACCAAGTTTGTACGACTTGCGGAGCTGTCCTAAAGAAAGCAACAGGGCACACCCCAGGAGCATATGCGACATGTACAATGCCACAGAAATGTACTAAGTGTGGAATTATACTAAGAAACGCCAAAGGACATGTACCTGGCGCAGAAGCCACTTGCACAAAAGAACAGACCTGTACGGTTTGTGGTGCAGTATTGTCAAGCAAGACACCACATACACCAGGCCCAAAGGCAACATGTGTTGATGACCAAATTTGCGTAGAATGTGGTGCAGTGATTAAAAATGCATTAGGTCACAGCCCTGGTAAACCTGCAACATGTACTGAATCACAATATTGTACAAGGTGCGGAAAAGTTCTTGCAGAACCAACAGGTCATAATTGGTCTGAATGGAAAGAAGAGAAAGCAGCCACATATTATAGTTCATCTGAAATTGTTAGAAGATGTTCTAAATGTGGAGAAAAGGAAATGAGGTATGGTGACGCTGTTCGCCCGACCGGAAAAGCAAATTACAAAAATGTAATTCTACAAAAAGGTAAATCAACTACAGCTGTTAAAATTACTGGCATGGTGAACGGTGATTATTTAAAATCCGTTGTGCCAAAGAATAAAAAACTTGCAAAAGTTACCGCCGTGAATAAGAACGGAAGTTTTAAAATAAAAGCATTAAAGAAAACTGGAAAAACTATCATTACAGCAACTTTAGAAAGTGGCGTTACTGTGGACATTAGCTTAACTGTACAGAGTAAGGCTGTCAAAACAAAGAAACTGTCCGTGAATAAAACAACAGTCAATCTTACAAAGGGTGGAACGTTTACCATTAAGGCAAACAAGACACCATTTAACTCAAAAGACACTGTTAAGTTTTCTTCCTCTAATAAGAAAGTGGCAACAGTAAGCAAAAAAGGAAAAATTGTTGCAAAGAAGAACGGAACAGCCTATATAACCGTAAAATCTGGAAATGTCAGCAAAAAAGTTAAAGTTGTGGTTAAGAACAAAAAGGCAACCAAAAATCCAACATCTACGGTATACGAGACTGACCGTTGCAAGGTAAGATATGTTTCTGGTGAGATTTTTGACTATTACGGAACATATTATTTTGAACCTAAATTTGAAGTAACCAACAAAGCAACTGTTTATTTTCACCCAAGCGGCGAATTTGAAGTTAAAGCATATCAAGATGCGCAAGAAATATATTTGAACGATTCTTGGGATGATTCAGAAAATAGTCCCAGAAGTGATGTTCCAGAAAAAAGCACGAAGAACATAGTGTATCGTATTTGTTTAAACGATACTAAAAGCCCAGTAACTATTAAGATTAGTCAAAATTTTTATTGGGGAGCACCAACAACTACATTTACAATTCCGATAAAGGGAATGAAAATTGTAGAGGGCGAAGATTGATAAAACGATTAGGGCTAGGGAGAAATCCCTAGCCTTTTATAATCCGTTGGTGGAACCATTTCCATAAATTTCAGTTTCACCATCCATTTGCATTTGAGATAATGTATCATCGGCAGTTTTTAATAATTCATCTCCTTTTTGCCAGACATAAGAAATATATATATTGTTAGTTTCTAAATCATCATCATAATCTGACAAATCGGATGCCCGAAGAACTAAAGCAGTATTGTTAGCGCCATACCACCATGTATAAGTATTTTTTATTCCCCATTGAGTAGTATCGCTCTCTGTTTTATCAGGATCACCATAGACAGATGAAAGTTTTTCAAATAAATCAGAATACATAGAGTCTATATCTTGCGGTTCAAATTCATATTGCGCACCATATAACAAAGTGTTACTATCATCAAAATCTATTTTATTTTCATTAATGTTATAAGAATAGTAAAAATTCAAGTAAGGAGTAGAATATCCAGCTACATCTACATCTGCTATATCTAATGGCTGAGCATAAAGGCAGATTTTACCATCATAAACATTGGAATCGTCAGACGAACCAGTTAATATTTCTTTTGTACTCATTGCATTTATCCCATCTAATTGTATGCCATAAAGACACTGATCTGGAAACAAATCCTTTGTATCTGAGAAAGAAGTTCCCCATGGAATATCCCTAAAAAGAATTTCTTTATCTGTTTTAGCGAACACAGGCGTAACACTTGAAAAAATGGATGTTAAAGCCAAAATCATAACAAATTTTCTTTTCATGTAAAATCCCCCTCTTTAGTATGATATACCTATTTTACCACTCCAAAACGGATAGTGGAATAGGAAATTTGAAAAAAATGAAAATAATACTTGACAGGATTGTTGCTACACACTATAATAGGATTGTAGCAACAAAGAAAGAGAGGTGATATAAATGGCTGCTATGAAAATCGGAACAAAATTAACTGACAATCCAAAAGACTATATGTTAAGGACAAGATTAGACAAGAAAACTCTTCAAAAACTGGATGCTGTTGCACTTGAAAAGGCTACTACAAGGTCTGAAATTGTGAGAATTGGGATTGAAATGCAGTATGATAAAATGTTCCAGAGTGATAAAAAATAAGAGATTCCCGACCGACCAAAGTTAAGAATCTCTTAAATGATTCTGCCACCAAATAGGAGGCTATACAAATTATAACACTGTATGCCTCCTGTTTGCAAATAAAAAATCAAAATTTCACAGGAGGTTTTTAATATATGAACGAAATCACAATTAACACAGCAAACCAGACACCTATTGAGATTGCGCTTGGAATTGATGAAGAGGGCATGACTACTGCAAGAAAACTATATTCATTTTTAGAACTTGCACAAGGACAGTTTTCAAGATGGTGCAAAAGAAATATTATTGAAAATGATTTTGCAATGGAGAATGAAGATTATGTGCGACTCGACATCAATGTCGAGACACCGACAGGTGGCGTTATTCAAAGAGAAGATTATAAACTCTCTGCCAGCTTTGCAAAGAAACTTTCCATGCAATCAAAGAGTGTCAAAGGTGAGCAAGCCAGACAATATTTTCTCAAAGTAGAGGACAAATTAAAAGAAACAGTTCGCCACCCAGTACCAATGACCATCCCCGAACAGATTCAGCTTCTAGCACAGGGAAACGTAGAACTGAATAAGCGGATTGACGATATCCAGACAGAGTTTGAGACTTTGAAAATGGATTTGCCGATTCTCCCGATTGAAGCGGAGAAAATCACGGAAGCAGTAAAGAGAAAAGGAACGCTGGTGCTTGGCGGTAAGGAATCCAATGCTTACAATAGCCGTTCCATTCGTCAGAAAATTTACAGTAACATTCATTCCAATCTGCGCTACCAGTTCCAGGTAAAAAGCTACAAGGCAATTAAGAGAAGCCAAGTAGAACAGGCAGTCAAGATTATTGGAGAATACAAACCGCCAGTTTTCTTGAAGAATGAGATTGATACAGAAAACGCACAGCAGAGATTCTTTTAATTAGATTTTTACAGGGATACACAGTAGGAAAATAAAATGACAAAGGCTGAATTACAGAAAACAATCGACGAACTGAACGCAGATAACAACGAGTGCTTAGTGCTTCTGGACGAGTATATGTACAGACAGAGAATCATTGAAAATCTTATCAATTTGAAAGACCTGTCAAAATTAAAGGGAATGTATCTCTTTACCAAACAGTTAATCGGGAAAGCGTGATCGTATGGCAAGCAGAATCCAGTTCAATGACTTTCAGAAGAAGAGCGTGTACGCCAAGTGCAACGGAAAATGTGCAATATGCGGTAAACCTGTCAAATTCAAGAAAATGACAATCGACCACATTACGCCGTTGTCCCGGGGCGGCACCAATGATATTAAGAATCTGCAACTGGCTTGTAAGCGTTGCAATAGCATGAAGAGCAACATGACAATGGATGATATGATGGGGCAGATTTCCGAGATTTTGAAGTATAACCGCAAACAGAAGTTGATTAGAGTGTTGGGAGGAATTGTAGAATGATTGACTATAAAGAAGAAATCAAGAAACTTTTGGAAAAAGTAGATGATTATTATGATCTCAAAAGAACATATAAGTTGCTCGAATATCTGTACTTAGAGGAAGTTTTAAAAACAGTGAAATGATACCAAAGTATACTGAATGATACTTTCACCGTATGTTATACTATAAAATCATAATAAGCAATTTTTAAAGCGTTTACCTTTCGGGGTAGGCGCTTTTTTCGTGTGTAAAAATACATGAGGGTTAGCATATGGCAGAAGTATTTCTTAAAGTGGATGGGGTAGCATTGCCCTGTCCTTCTTCTTTTACTTGGGGGTTACAGGATATATCGGCGGCAGAATCTGGCAGAACAGACGATACGACCATGCATAAAAACAGAGTTGGACAGAAACGAAAGCTGTCTGTAGGTTGGAATGGCCCAGACTGGGACACTGCTTGCAAAATTATACAGGCAGTAAATCCAGAGTACATACAGGTCACATATCCAGACCTGTTATCCGCAAATAAGCACGAAACCAGAACATTTTATGTTGGGGACAGGGAATCCCCTTTTAAGTGCTGGTGGGTTGGAAATGAGCGCATGGAAGGACTTAGTTTTGACTTTATCGAGAGGTAAAATATGCGAAATTTATCAACGGAATTTAAAGAACAACAGAATAGTGGGAACCGTAACTATCTGAAATATGCAGATTTTACCTTTACAGACGGAAGCACATTATCCATTACCGACAAAGATTTATGGTCTAATGGCTTCAAATTTGAGGATGCAGTATCGCAAAGTGGTTCTTTTGATATCGGCGCAGCTATCGTAAATAAGCTGACATTGCAGATCAACAACTTTTCTGGAAAGTACACAGATTACATCTGGGACGGAGCAAGAGTTGTTTGCCATATTGGGCTTGAATTATCTACTGGTATTGAAAAAATCCGTATCTGTACCATGACAGTAACGGATGCACCATATCAGAATACAGCTATAATCAGTTTGGCTTGCGAAGATTCCATGCGATTATTTGATCGTGATTATTCAGATAGCAAGCTGACATACCCAGCAACCAGATTACAGATCATCCAGGATGCTTGCGAGGTGTGCGGAGTAACACTTCAATCTACAAGGTTTGATAACGATGATTTCGTAATTCAGAATCGACCAGATGATAGCAGTATTACTTTCCGACAGGTAATTGCATGGGTAGCGCAGATGGGCTGTCAGTGGGCGAAAACAGATGCATACGGCAGATTATGCCTTGACTGGTATAAAAATGAAGTGCCAGACGATTTTTATAATAAGGAAGAAGTACCATGGAAAGATATTGAAGGAAAAGATATCTTAGATACTACTGGCGCACAGATTATCACTGTTATGCAAAAGGGTATTACAGCCATAGATACAAATGGATTCACACCATGGATGTACGATATCGAAATAACAGGTGTAAAAGTTACAGAATACGTTGAAAATTCTTCTAAAAATGAAGCGAAAACATATCAGTCGGGGAAATCTGGCTACGTTATCGAAATAAGTGATAATAAGCTAATTCAAGAGGGCTCTGGCGAGAAAATCTGTCAAATTATCGCAGACAGGTGCGTGGGGCTGAAATTCAGACCGTTTACCACAGGCGCATTGACCAATATTGCATGGGAAGCTGGTGACACCATTGAGATTTCCGACAGAAATGGGAAACAGTACAAGAGCTTCCTAACTTCTGTTGCTTTGAATCCAGGCACATTTGAGCAACTTGAATGCAGTGCTAAGAGTGTATCTAGGAATAAGCAGAAACAATACAGCCTTAATCAACAAGTACAGGCAGAAAACAAAAAGAATTTAAGAGATGAACGTACCGCCAGAGAAAAAGCTATAGAGGAGTTGTCTAATCGTTTAGCGGAATCCTCTGGCGTATATACTACCGTAGAGCAACAGCCGGACGGAAGCAATATTTATTATCTTCACAACAAGCCACAGTTATCCGATTCTGATATTGTTTGGAAAATGACCGCAGAAGCATGGGCAGTATCTACAGATGGTGGACAACATTGGAATGGCGGTATGACTGTCGATGGTGATGTGATTGCCAGAATCCTTACGGCTACAGGTGTTAATGCTGACTGGATTAATACGGGAACCATTAAGGCTATTGATAAAGATGGAAACACAACTTTCCTGGTTGATGTAACAACAGGAAGGGTTATTATTAATGCAGATTCTGTACAAATCAAGGGAAAAGATGTTAATGCAATTGCAAAGGAAAAAGCAGAAAAAGAAGTAAATAATTTTATAAGCAATACATACACAACTGATATCAATAATTTACAGTCTCAAATCGACGGACAGATTGAGACTTTTTTTTATGACTATGAACCAACCTTGCAGAATATCCCGGCTTCTGGTTGGACTACCAACGAAGAACGAAAGAAACATGAGGGTGACTTATTTTACTGGAAATCCAAAGGATATGCTTACCGTTTTATGCAAGATGGGGCAACATGGAAGTGGCAACTGGTACAAGATACTGATATCACGTTAGCACTTGCCGCCGCAGAAAAAGCGCAAGATACGGCAGATCATAAGCGGCGTGTATTCGTCGTTCAGCCAAAGCCACCTTATGACATTGGAGACTTATGGACGCAAGGCTCTAATGGTGACTTGATGAGATGTAAGGTTGCCAGAGCAAGCGGCTCTTATTCAGTGGATGATTGGGAAAAGGCTTCAAAGTATACGGACGATAGCTCTTTAGACTTATTTATTAATGGTGTTTTTAAAGATTCTCTTAATTCTTTAAAAACACAGATAGACGGGAAAATTGAGACTTGGTATCAGCCAAACGATCCATCTGTAAAATGGACAAAAACAGAGGAATATCCATGGTGTGATATTGACGGAAACAAGATTCTGGATGAATCCGGGAATGAAATTGTTTTGGTATGGGAATCTGAGAAGGTAGAGCATGAAGGCGATCTTTGGCATAATACCACGGATAACACCCAGTGGATATACAAATCTGGCATCTGGCAACCACAGTCCATACCAAATGAATTGTTGGACAAGATAGACGGTAAATCATCTGTTTACATGATTCAGCCAACACCACCATATTACGAAGGTGACTTGTGGGTAACGACCAATAGTGAAGGAAAGGCTTCTCTCAAAACTTCTTTTGTAAATCGTATTAATGGTGACTTTACTGCATCCGATTGGATTGACTTCAAGTACGCAGACAAAGACGATATCAAAAATGCAATTGATAATTACGATACCAGTCTTGGACAGGATGAAGTGTTCAATAAACTCACAAAAGGCGGGACAGAACAGGGAATCTACATCGAGGACGGAAAAGTATATATCAATGCAAAATATATTCTGGCTGGATTGCTTGCCGGTGAGAGAATTAATGGTCGTGGGCTAAAAGTCATTAATGATGACAAGAACGTAACCTTAGAAATCGACAGCAAAGGAAACGTCATCCTAGCTCCAAAAACTTTTTCCTTACAAGGCAAAACAGTAAAGGAAATTGCAGATTCTTCTGCCAGCACCGCAGTTTCTGGACAGACACAAGCCGATATTTTCAACAAACTTACCAATGGCGGCAAGGCACAGGGGATTTACTTGGATGAAAATGGAAATGTCTATGTAAATGGTGAATACGTGCAAGCCAAAGGAATTAGGGTTGTTGATGGAAATGGAAAAACCACTTTTTCCATTGACAAAACCACTGGTGCAGTAACAATAGCAGCTTCACAGTTTACATTAGGAGATAAAAGCGTTACTGATATAGCACAGGAAGAAGCTATAAAACAAGTCCAAGATATTACATCGGACAATATAATCAAAGGGTATTATCTAACAGAACAAAACGTTAAAGATTATTGGTCTACACAAAATGCATATACATATGAGTATGGAGTCCAGGATGTAGATGGCGGTAAAAATGCAATCAAAATAAACGGAACTGGAGCACAATTTGGAACGAAAAATTATAAGCCAATAAAAGTTACTGGAAATTATACTTTTTCGTTTTGGATAAAAACTAGTGTTGCAACACAAGTATATGTGTATCTTGGAAGTAAAACAATATTAAATGCTAAAACTACAACTGAATGGAAAAGACTGCAAGTAACAACAACTTTATCTAGCTTACCAAATGATAGTTTAAACAGTTTGAGAATCTTGACATCATCAGTTGGGTCTAGCGTAAAATATGATACTTATATTTATATGCCAAAACTTGAATACGCTTACACAAATGAGCAAGTGTTCAATATGCTTACAAACAACGGTGCAATAAAGGGCATGTACATGGAAAATGGAGAATTGTATTTTTCATTCACCTATGCACATGGAGGTACATTGAAACTTGGCGGTTCAAATAACGGAAATGGGTTACTTTCCATTCTGAATGCAAGTGGCACACAGGTTGGATATATTGACAATACAGGTGTTCATTTTAACCAAGGCGAATTTTCTGGAAGCGTAAAGTCGCTAACTGGGGAAATTGGAAACTGGCAGATTGATAAAACAAATGGAAAATTAACCTCTGCAAACGGTGCCATTGTACTTGATGCGAAAAACAACATGGTAACCATAAATGGCGTTGATCTAAAAGCAAATGGAAGCGGATTTGTAATTGATGGCGGCATAAAAATCAGAAATCCACTAAGCGGTTTCGGTGATGCTACGAATTTTTTCTGTCTTGAAAATATGGGAAATATTACAGACGGAACACACTTGGGTATTAATTCAGATGGAATGGTTATTAAAGTCCCATCATCTTCTTGGCGTTATAAGTCAATTCGGACAACAGTTAAAGAAGAAGAGCTGGAAGAACTCTATAGGACAAAGGTTGTTTGGGCGAAGTATAAAGAAGGATATCTCGATAAAAACGACAGCAGATATGACAAGTTAATGCCTATGTTCCTTGCAGAGGACATGGAAAGACGTTTCCCAATTGCAGTAAACCATTTGCCAGATGGGAAGCCCGAGGATTGGAATTACAGAATTATGATTCCATCCATGTTCGCTATGATAAAATTCAATCACGAGAAAATCAAGGAACTCAAATGCGAGAATGAAAAATTGAAATCTGAATTAAAAAGCATTAAAGAAGAACTTGCAGAAATCAAACAATTGTTAGGCAAATCAATATAAAGAGGGTGAGAAATCATCCTCTTTTTATAAATTAATATCAATAATTAAAAGGAGGACAACAACATGCCAAAATGGACTGAATACACATCAAAAGATACGTTAGCGGATAATGACGAAGTAATGCTGTATGACGCAACTGCGAGAGCGAATAAACGTGGATTAATGAGCAAGTTTTGGGATTATGTAGTTGATAAAATGGCAACGGCTGTTATCTCAAAATTGGAGACAAATAATAAGACAATCATCGGGGCAATAAATGCACTAAATAGTGATAAGCCGTTGTATTCTTGCTTCTTAAATAATGGATATTCAGCAGAAAAAATGATGGTAACTATTGAATGTGAAGTGTACCATGACTTTATAATTTATGGAACAGGCGGTTTTCTTGGTACAATAAGCACTATGAATGGTGCAACTCCAATAATATACAAGAATGGATTGAAAGATAGTATATTGGAAGTCAATGTTATTTCAGCCAATTCATTTGAAATTGTAGTCAATACGTACAGTAGATTATCAGTGCTTAGTACACGAAAATTCACAATAAAATAGCAACAGTTTTGAACGAAGAAGCATTTCATCTCTTACAACAGAAAAGAATGTTCAATTTAAGTTTTCTTTGTCTGAACCTATAGAGTTTATTGGAGAAACAAGAAAAAAATAACAAAACACTACCAAACATAAAATGAATATGCTATAATCAGCATATCAAAATCGGAACAACAAAAAGGGAGCTGAGTTCCCGACTACCAATCAAAAAACTCAGCTCCAAGCACCACAAAGGGTACAGTATTATTATAGCACAGTACTCTCCCTTTGTGAACCCAAAAGGAGGGTATTTTTTATGGAAAATAATAGGGAAAATAAAATGGAACAAAGAATTTTAAAGAAGAATAATTATAAAGTGTATGTTTATACCAATAAAATAAACGGGAAAAAGTATGTTGGTCAGACTTGCAGAACATTAAAAATTAGAGCTGGGAGTAAAAAGGGGCAAGGATATAAACATTGCATACGTTTTTATAATGCTATTCAAAAATATGGAATTGAAAATTTCGAAGCAAAAATATTGTATGATAATTTAAGCCTAGAAGAAGCAAATAAATTTGAAATTAAAACAATTTCAGAATTAAAGACAACTGATTCTAAATACGGTTATAATATTTGCACTGGCGGTGAAGGCGCTAAAAATTTATCTCTTATGGTTCCGGTTGTTCAGTTTGACAAAAGTTTTAATTACTTAAACCGCTATGACTCTATAAAAGAAGCAAGTGAAGCAAACGATATAGATTTAAGTAAAATTTCACTTGTGTGTAAGCATAGAGAAGGATACTATACTGCCGGAGGATATATTTGGCTACACGAAAACGAATACTTGAGTAACCGCTATAATAAAGAGAAAATATTAAGTTTGGTTAATAAGGAATTTGAACATCCAAATGCAAGACCTGTAGTCCAACTTGATCTTCAAATGAATTTTATTGCTAGATTCGATAATATTTGTAAAGCATCAAAAACAACAGGTGTAAGAAGAAATGGAATTAATTATAACTGTATTCATAAATTAAAAACTTCTGGTGGATACATTTGGATATATGAAGAAGAGTATGAAGAAATAAGAGGTAATAATAGTGTAATAAATAATATTGTTAAAGAAGCACACACAATACACCATCAGAGAAAAGCAGTTATTCAATTTGATGAAGATATGAATTATATAGCTGAATTTGAATCAGTGTTAGAAGCATCCAAGAAAGCAAAAGTAGATAGAAAAGAAATTAATAATGTATGCAAAGGAATACGTAAAACTGCAAACGGCTATATTTGGAGATATAAAGAATTGATACCACAATGATTTATGCTAAAATCAGCCACGATTCTGTGAAATTTAATCATAAGAGATATATTGCATAAAGAGTTTATGCTAAAGAGCATCCCATTTGGGGTGCTTTTTATTATGCACTTTTTAACCTCAATAATGAAAGGAGAACATACATGAATATCAATACCTCATTAATCAGCAACAACAACAGCTACGCAGGACAAACACCTCGGTATATTGTCATTCACAATACAGATAATATCGCCAAGACAGCAGATGCCAAAGCACACGCCACTGCACAGCATAATGGCAATTTTCATGGCTATTCAGCCCATGTATTCGTGGACGATAAATCAGCATACCAAGCCTTGCCGTATAATCGTGGGGCTTGGCACGTTGGGGTAAATTACGGCGGTAAGCTTTTTGGAACTGTAAATAATCATAATTCCATCGGAATTGAAATGTGCATGAATGCTGGATATAACTACGAAAAAGCATTCCAGAATACCGTTGATGTGTGCAAGCAGCTTATGAAGAAATACGGAATCCCAGCAATCCGAGTAGTGCAGCATTACGATGTGTGTGCTAAGAATTGTCCATCCGTTATCCGTGCAAAGGGTGACTGGGATAGATTCAAGAAGCTTATTTCCAGCAAAACCGTGACAGTACCAACCACAAAGCCGACTGTAAAGGTTGATAAGTATTACCGTGTCCGTAAGACCTGGAAGGATTCCAAGAGCCAGATCGGGGCGTACAAGTCACTGAAAAATGCGAAAAAGGCTTGCAAAGCTGGTTACTCTGTTTTTGACTGGAATGGAAAAGCGGTGTATTCCGTAACAGCAAAGAAAAGTGTAGACAAGGTTGCAAAAGAGGTAATCAATGGCGAATGGGGAAATGGACAAGATAGACGAGACCGCCTGGAAGCTGCCGGCTACAACTACGCAGAAGTGCAGAAAAAAGTCAATGAATTACTGAAATAATAATACTCCCGGGGCTTTCCCCGGGAGTTACTTAAATGTCGTATATTCTTCAAATTCGTTTCTTATTTTTGCAAAGTCTTTTCTTCTGATAGGCACAGTATTTCCAGAAAACATAAGGAACGAAGTGTTTATTTCTTTTACCTCGTCCATGTTTATTATGTAGCTCTGGTGACACCTCAAGAATCTGGAATCCAGTAATTCTTCAATATCGGATAGTTTACATCGTTCCGTATAAACTATACCGCAAGTGCAGTGGATAATGATGTATTTGTTTCGGCTCTCAATATATTCGATATTTTGAAACTCCACCCGATGAATAAAGTCTTTTCCTTTTATCATAAGAGTGCTTTTGCTGATATGTTCCAGAGCATGATTGAAAGCACTATACATTCTGCCGTTTTCAGAACCTTTTATGATATAGTGTACCGGGAGTATATCAAGAGCTTCAAAAACATACTCTTTGTGGGCTGTCCAGAAAATAATATTTCCATTATAGCCATTTAATCTCAATTCCTTTGCGACTTCAATTCCATTTTCTTCTTTCAAAACGATATCCAAAACCACAATATCATACCACTCGCCATCTGCCACATCATCAATAAGCGGCTGCCCTTTATCATACGGAGTAATCAATGCTTTTATATCACCATTTCGTTTGAGAAAATTATTAATCCGATGCATAAATATATCAATCTGGATTTCGCTATCATCACATATTGCAATTCTCATTCAAATCATCTCTTTTCACGTAAAATTCGCCACCAGAGGTGCTAATTTCGCCATTTCCTGTGTGATTGTATATTTTTTGATACAATGTTATTGTAATACATTAAGATGATAGTGTAAAGGGGATGGATTCATGGAGAAACATAAAAAAATCATAATTGTGTTTATACTGATATTCGTGCAGGCGTTCTTGATTCAATACGTTTACTTCCGCCCGGATCGTAGTATTATCTTTGGGAGGAATAAAACTATCGAAACTGCAAAAGCAGAGGTAAAACAGGTTGTTCATGAACGCTATAAATCCCTCGCAGACAAGCATCCAGCCCCTTTATTTCTATCTATTATTATTACGATTTGGAAAAGCAAAAATCACAATATTTACACAAAAAAACTTATAATTCATAGAAAAATCAGAATAAATCAGTTTGCCAGGAAAGATTTAAGCGGAAACAATTCTATCCCAGTATATGGTTATAAAAACATGATATAATTTAATAAATAAGAACAAATGTTTGGAATATTGGGAGGGATTTACGTGGATTACAAGAAAGAAATTATTGAGATGATACAAGAGATACATAGTGAAAAGATATTAAATCTTATCTATTGGTTTGTTAAAAGAGGATACAAAGAAGAAAGGGCGGGAAGATAATTCCCACCCTCAGAACCTAGAAAATAAACTTTTCAAAGAAATCACACAACAAATCTTTTTTATCGGGCGACAGTTTATCGTATTCAAGAATAATTTTCATGAATCGTGGATCTGTTAGCCCGATTTTCATTGATACATCTGAATATTCTGCATCAATTTCCTTTTCCTCTTTTAAATCCGTTAAATCAGACATTCCAATTCGGAAATAATCTGCTAATGCTCTGATTTTTCCTGTTCCTGGCATTGAATTGCCTTTGCACCACATGTTAAATGTGGAAGGGTTAGTTCCTACTGCTTCGGCAACTTCTTTTTGCTGTTTGCCACTTAATGAAATATACTTGTTGAGATTGTTTGAAAAGATTTTTTTCTGTTCTTCATCTGTCATCATGGTGTTCCTCCTCCTTACATATTGTATTGTACATCATACTAATAAAAAATTCAAGTATAAATTCAAAATAATTGAATTTTAGTGTTGACAATTCAATTAAAATGAATTACAATAAGACCATCAGTTAAGAAAGGAGATGAGCAAATGCCAAAGATTTCATTAGAAGCAGTTCGCGTGAACGCTGGATATAACCAGAAAGAATGGGCTGAAATGTTCGGTATTTCCAATAGTACAGTTATTAACTGGGAAAAAGGAAAGACAGAACCAACATTATCACAACTTAGAAAAATGAGTGAACTTTCTGGGATTCCTATGGACTTTATTTTTGTGCCCAATAGATTCAATTAAATTGAATTGAAAATTTATTAAGAAAGGAATTGCATGAAAAAATCAAAAATTGAAATTCGTCAAGTAGATGGCGAATGTGGAATATTTACAGAAATCCTTGTGGACGGTCACAAACTCGAAGGGGTAAGAAGCTTTGAGCTGAAACAGGGAGTTGGAGATTCAGAACCTATTCTTTCCATTGATCTGAATGCTTTAAATTTATCCACGGACTTGCAGATGTTGCAGGTGAACCAGAAAGGTATCGGGGAAATTGAGGGAATCAAGTTTAAAGATTCACCAAGGATGCTGAAATTTCAAACAGAATAGGCTCCCATATCTCAGAGAGCCAAACAGAATTATTTTGAAGCTTTTAAAATGGAACATTGTTTCGGATTTGAACAACATCCAGTTTTGCTTGCATAATTACACTTAATTCGACCTATTGTGTAATTAGGCGTCAAATCATCCAATGATCCAGTATTAATGAGAGAAGCTTCAATGGAATAATTTTTGTTCTGCTTATCGCAGAAACCATTAAATACCAATAATCATCACCTCCACTCTTATAGTGAGTATAACACAAGAAAGGAGAGATTATAAGGAGAAGATGACAATTATCAAATTTAAAAATGGGGAAACAATCGAAATTCCGTGTGTGTTCCCGGATGATATTGTGAAACCAGACATTAGAGATAAACTGATACGTTTGGAATGGGATGACGCTGGAAAGCAATATTGTTTGAAATTTAACCCAGTAGATGTGCTCTATGTAAAAGAGATTACACCTTCCTAAAGGAGATTATATCACAGAAAGGAGACTAATGAACGAATTACAGATTTTTAATTCGCCAGAGTTCGGAGATATTCGGACAATAACTATTGATAATGAACCTTGGTTTTGCATGATTGATATATGCAAAGCATTAGAAATTTCAAATCCGAGCCAGGCAAAGACAAGGTTAAATGCAGATGGGGTCATTACAAATGAGGTCATTGATGGTATCGGGAGAAAGCAGAATGCTAACTTTGTAAATGAACCCAATATGTATAAATTGATTTTCCAGAGCAGAAAAGAATCTGCCGAAAGGTTTACAGACTGGGTGACAAGTAAAGTTCTCCCAGAAATTCGAAAGACAGGTTCCTACAGAAAACCATTGACGGTTGCCGAACAAATTCAGATTCTTGCCCAGGGCACAGCAGATCATGAGGAAAGAATCGAAAAACTTGAAAATACAATGACAATTGACTACGGTCAGCAAAAATATCTTGGGGATCTGGTTTCGCTAGTGGTTATTGAAGCGTTGGGCGGAAAGAAATCTAATGCCTATTCAGAAATCGGAAAGAAAGTATTCGCAGAATGTAATCGAGATGTGAAATCTTATTTCGGTGTAAACGCAAGAAACAACATTCCAAAATTAAGATATGAGGAAGCTGTGAAGTACATCAAGGGATGGCAACCGTGTACAAATACAAAAATGCAGATTCGCGATTGCAATTATGATATTAATTCAGAAAGAAAATGAGGGTAAAACAGTGAAAGATATTAAAAGCTACGAATTTTATGGAGATAATCCAGAAATTTTTCATTCTCTTGTAGGTTTTGAAATTGCAGATATTTTGTTCACACATACCAAAGAAGAAAATGAGAATGTAGTTGTTGTGAAGTGTGCAAATAAGCAACATGTTGAAATTGATCTTCTCTTTAAAGAAGATGGAATATTTGTTACTGAACCATTTGCGGTGGATGAAGATCTTACAATTATTGAATAGGGGAGGTGAACAAAGAATGTTAGCAGATGATTACGTTGCTGAAAGGTTATCCGATTATGATTCCAAAATATATCAGTTATATCGCCACAAAAACGGACAGAAGGCAAGCGACCTTGTAGAAAAAGTAAAAAACGAAATTGCCGAATGCGGTCTGTCCGCCACTGAAGCGAAAGGCTTTTTAGAGTACATGAAGATTGTTATTGACGCTCAGTCACATCTTCCCATTCAGAAATAACGGAAGTTTTTATTGTTTCTGCTCCGGGAACATTGCCATCATCAATCTCATTTGCGGCATGAAGCATTGAAATTATTTTATGAGAATAAGGATGTTCCTTTCCGCAATTCGGGCACACAACCTTGTCTGTACTTATTCTTTCACTTATATAGTAATCACAATGACAAGTACAGGAAACTTTTAATTTGAGAAACATTTTAACACACCTCCTTTCTGAACACATTATACCATTCAGAGGGAGATAATAAAAGAAAATAGGGAGGAAAAACAATGATTAAATTTGAAAACGGCTTAGTTAATATTTCTGGTAAAGGGATTGATATTCTTTCAGAGTATGCAGTTATCACCCATGAAATTAAAGAGATGTTCGTAAAAAATGGTGGAGAAGAGAAAGACGTAAAAGAGCAGCTTAGACATTCTTTCGAGCATGGTCTTATGAATGAGGAAGAATTTGACAAAGAAATCAAGGAAAAGTTCAAACAGGTAGATGCAATTATTCAGATTGTTTCGCTTCTGGAAGAAATGCTTAAAACATTTGGAGCAAAAGATAAGGAGGACTAATCATGGGAGAAACCAAAAGCACAGATTATATTCCAGAGAACGCCAATGAGGAATACGCACTTCTGGTTGGAAGGTTAAAGGCATTTGAAGCTTGGGCGAATAGCGTGAACGATTATGATTTCACAAAGAAAATGGCATTTAGAATGCTTGGGCTTGATGCAGAAAAATCAAAGGAGGAAAAGAAAGAATGAAATGCTTTAAAGGCTTTGACAAAGATTTAAAGTGTAGAGATTTCCAGTATGAAATTGGAAAAGAATACACAGAAGAAAAAGCAGACATTTGTAATTGTGGATTCCATGCTTGCGAATTTCCGATGGATGTATTCGGTTATTATCCACCTTCAGATTCCAGATATTGTGAAGTTGAGCTTGAAGAGAATGGCCAGAAATCATCTGATGATAGCAAGAGAGTTGGAAAGAAAATTTCCGTAAAAGCAGAAATTGGAATTGCCGGAATTATAAAAGCTGGCGTTGAATATATAAAAGAGCAAGTTGATTGGGAAGATGATAAGGCAACCAATACCGGATATCGGTCAGCAGCAACCAATACCGGAGATCGGTCAGCGGCAACCAATACCGGAGATTATTCAGCGGCAACCAATACCGGATATCGGTCAGCAGCAACC